TTTTCACGCCAGATCATTGGTTGGTCAATGAAGTCGCAGATGACCAGCGACGTAGCCATTGATGCACTGCTGATGGCGGTTTGGAGACGTAAGCCGAAGCAAGAGGTGATGATCCACTCGGATCAAGGCAGTCAGTACAGCAGCTCAGACTGGCGAAGCTTCTTGAAAGCTAACAACCTGGTGGCCAGCATGAGTCGTCGAGGTAACTGCCACGACAACGCTGTGGCGGAGAGCTTTTTCCAGTTGCTAAAGCGGGAACGGATCAAGCGTAAAATCTACACTACACGCCAGGATGCTCGGGATGATGTGTTCGATTACATCGAGATGTTTTACAACCCAAAACGACGCCACAGTTTCAACAATCAGCTGTCACCGGTAGAGTTTGAAAAGCGTTACGCAGCGAGCCTGGAGAGTGTCTAGAAAACCCGGGGCGATTCATGGTGCGATTTTTTCGTGCTGCCGTCGAGCTTTGTATTCGACATGGGTAAACGAGTCTTAACCCTCCGAGGTATCTGCTCTCCTTGAGATACCTAGGCGTGGGTTATCCAACCGCCAGGGTCTACCCATACGCATCACGATGTACCTGCTTGTTAGATAGTAAGAGTAAACAGTTACGGCTTTCCGATTTCGAAGGTAACTGTTCAAGAACCATTTCAGATGCTTTTCTTTCCACTTCCATGGATTCTCTAGCTGCCAACGTTCCAGAATTGCTGCTTGGATATTTTTTGCCTGATGAAAGTGCCTTGCTCGTGTTGTCGAGGACCCATGAACGATCCCGGAAATCAAGAGTTCCATGCTGAATGGTTTACTCATATCCGACCGCCGATGTACGCCGATACCACGTCGATTCGACCGTGTCCCAGCTCATAACTGACTTGTAAGCGTGCCTCTCGATCAAGGCGTGGATCGAGGTGTCTGCACCTGCCACCGTTGATGGGCGCTAGGTGATGGGTGATCTGCTCATAGCGTTCGCACGCATAAGCCGCGCGCAGTTCGTGGAAGCCTTTGAGGTTGTGCGTGTGGAGGATATCTCGGGCGGGGCGGACGATTTCCCGTTGGAAATCGAGGTAGCTCTCGTTCGGTGCCAGCAGGTTGCGGCTACCGTCGGGAGAGACCTGTTCGGCGTTCCTGAGCGCTTCGTGAATATGGTCATCCACCGTGATCCAACGAGGCGCGGCTGCGCCGCCGCGGCCACCTTTGGTGCCGTCCTGGATGTTGATCTTGCCGTAGTGTTCAGCTTCTCTTCGCAGGCGCGGAAGGTCGGCCAAGGTGGCCTCGCGCAAGCGCATGCCGGTGGCTCGCGCCAACTGGGCGATGGCCGCCGCGCGCGGCATTTGGTGTTCGCAGAGCTCGTCGACGATCCGCTTCACGTGTTCACGGTATTGGCCTTGCGGCACCGATTGACGAACACTGGTGCGCCGCATTCCCAACGCCTTGCTTGGACTCGGCACTTTCACATACTGATCACCGCGAAGCGCCGCCATGGTCCGGTTCACGCTAGACAATCGGTTTTGCGCGGTGGCGATGCCTATAGCGCCTTGTTCAACTTGCTGACGCAGATATCCGGCGTATTCCAGCAAGGTCTGCCGATCAATTCGCCGTGCATCGTTAAATCCTGGTCCATCCTCCGAGCGACACCACCGAACAAACGCCTGCCAGCGACCACTATGCGCTTTGACCGTGCCGTAATGTCCGCCGCCAAACAGATCGCGCAATGCCTGCGGCCCTGCATAGCTCAACTGCCGACCATAGCCAAAATTGCGCCCATCCCGTCTACCGACCAATACCATGATCAAACTCCTCTCGAAGCCAACTCTTAAAACCTTCCCCACGTCATCCCGCCAAGGATGTTGAGTGTTATCAGGGATCAAGGTCCCTGCGACCTGTGGGGGTTGTCCACTAACGCGGGACTTGCGGCTCCTTACGACCGGGAGCTTGGGCATCTCATGATCTGACCTCCTGAGCATTTCCGAAGAAGTGGGCGGGTGGAGGTTGCACTGGCTGACGAGACCGGCGCCGCGAGATCCTGAGTCGGGTGAAGGCAGTGATGCGATGACCGGGGGCATGCCTGACTGTCAGTCAGGTGCAGTCCATTCCGTGGGCTGCGGCACCATCATCTGCATCGCTGTTGCTGGTGACTTCGGTGTTTGTCACGCCAATTGTCACGAGGGGGAATGCCGCAAAGCCTTGTACGAGGTGGCCTGCAGCAGTGGTAGGAGCGCCCGTCTCTTTCCGGGAGAAAGAGACGGACGCAGATTGGCGCACGGGAATGGCCAAGCGGATAGGTTGCTGCAGGGCAGCTATGAAAGGGGATGAGTTGCCGCAGTGGGCACACTGGAAAAAGTAGGCATCCATCACATCGCTATGACCGTGCGAGCCGCCGGACGCTAATCGCACTTTGGGAGAACCACCACCGTGTGGCGTAGCCTTAAAGGTTCTGGCTATCTGGGTTGCTGTCAGCGACAGCGATTTGCCAGATCTTTTCTACTCCTGTGGATAATTCGGGTCAAGGCTCGAATTTTTGGGAGTTCTGCGGCTGTGGATGAAATTATCCACCGGTGGAAATCTGTGGTTTTCCACAGACAGTTGCGTGGGCTTTAGATTTTTTAAGTGAGGTCCATCCAAACTGGGCGGCTTTGCAGCCCTGATTGGATGGACCCGCGTGGACAAGCGGATCACTGAGATATGAAGACCGAGCGCTTATTCGGTTGCGCCACGTTTTGCTTTTAGGCGAGTGACGTTCGCTCCGGTCTGGTTTGCGAATTCGTGTGGAGTGACATGCTCCTGCCGGTTGGCCTCCAGATACCGGCTCCACCAGTTCATGATCAGCCTGCGCTCCTCGATGAACTCGGCCTTGTGGATGTAAGCGGCACGGACGTTATTGCGCTCCTTGTGGCTCATCTGCCTTTCAATGGCTGTCTCGGACCACAGCCCTGACTCAATCAGCGCGCTACAGGCCATCGAACGAAACCCATGCCCGCAGATATCGGTTTTGGTGTCGTATCCCATCGTCCGTAGCGCGTTGTTCACGGTATTTTCGGACATCGGTTTCCAGGGCTTGGCATCGCCTGCAAACACTAGGTCGAATTTACCGGTGAGGGCGTGGATCTGTTCAAGCAAGGCCACTGCTTGCGGCGATAAGGGTACTAAATGGATATCCCCTGCCATCTTCGTACCCCTTGTGGAAAAGGGTACTCCCTCCAACGCGGGTCGAGTGTCCGGTATCTCCCAGGTGCCGCGCTTGAGGTCGAACTCGCTCCAGCGGGCGAAACGCAGTTCGCTGGATCGTACAAACACATGCAGTGACAGCATCACCGTCAGACGGGTAAGTGCCCGGCCTTTATAGGTGTCGATCCGCTCCTGCAGTTCCGGCAGTCGCGATAAGGGTAGAGCGGGGCGATGTACCACCCGCGGGGCTTTGATCGAGCCTTCGAGATCGTAAGCAGGGTTTATGGTGATAAGCCGGAGGCGCTTTGCCTCGCGCATGATGCTCTGCAGGTAGTTTTGTACCCTTAAAGCAACGTCGATCGTTCCGCGCTTCTTGATCGCTTCCAAGGGCTGCATAAGGTCATGGGTGTCGAGATCAACAATGGCGCGTGCGCCAATCAGCGGGAATACGTGGGTTTTGAGGCGGCTCATCACAGTCTTGGAGTGGCCTGGTGCCCACTTGGCCGACATTTCCGTGTGCCAGTCCAGCGCAACGCTTTCAAAGGTTCTGCCTTTGATCACGGCTTCTGCCTTGGCTTGGTGCTTGGTCTCTATGGGATCAATGCCATCCGCCAGCATTCGCTTGACCTCCAAGCGCTTGCGGCGCGCATCGGCGAGGCCGATGACGGGGTAGTTGCCGAACGAGGTCAGTCCTTCCCGTCCGTCAGGTTTGACGTAACGGAGCCGCCAGCCTTTGCGGCCATTGGGTTGGACTAGGAGGTAGAGGCCATCGCCGTCGAAAAGCTTGTAGGCGCGGTCTGTAGGTTTTGCCAAGCGGCAAGCTGCGTCGGAGAGCGGAGCTGTGGTGCGCGACATAAGGGTACTCCCTTTTATCGAAGTGACCTGTATCCCAAACTCTACCCTTAAAACGGTTGGAATCCACCAGTTTCTGACGGAAACCGATGTAACGCTAAAACGAAAAAACCCGCCAGAAGGCGGGTTTTTCGGGGGTTCCAGAGATTTTGAAAGCTTTCTATGGAACCTTGTATGGTGCCGGCACCAAGAGTCGAACTCGGGACCTACTGATTACAAGGCACCTGCACACAACAAGGAAATCAATGACTTAGGACACTTCCTTGTTACGCGCAGGCGCCTGAAACGCCAATGTTTTCAGGGGGATATGAGGGCTTGTTACGCGAGGGGGCGAGGTGGTTTCGGTGTATCGGAAGGGTCTACAAGCGGCAGGCTAAGGTCGTAGATGTCGAGCATGGCTTCGTCGCGGTGGCCGCTGGCCTCCTGCTTCTCCGCCCGAGTACCTGGCGTGTCGGTGATACCCCGACGTTTGAGATCATGCAGGCCATAACGCTCCTCCTCGAGGAGCACTCCCGCTTCAACTGCCTTCGTCATGAAGCGTTGCCAGGCGGTGTCCAGCCCTGACTTGCTCAGGGCCATGCCCTGGCTGCCGACGATCAGCGGCCGCCGCTCAGGACGCAGGGGAGTGGGGAATTTGCGAGCTGTCCAGATCTGCAACCGATAGGCCTTGGCCTCGTCCCAAACAGCGCGCAGGCGTGGAGTCCACCGGACAATATTGTCCCGGCTGCCCTTCCGGCGGTTGGTCTGAACCCCTTCCTCCAGCTCGTTCGCGTCGGTCAGGGTGACGACTTCAATGCCGCGGAGCCGGCACAGGTAAGCCAGCTCCATCGCGATACTCAGGTACGCCGGGCAACTGCCTGGCTCATTGCGATGCAGTCGGCCGAGCGCCTTGGCCCGATCGATCATATCGTCCATTACCGCCACGGATGGTAGGCGTCGCTGCCTGCGTTCGGCTGGAGCCTCCACGCCCTGGGCAGGGTTGCTGTCCACGTAGCCACGGTTTCGGCCCCATTGCAGGACGCGGCGCAGGTAGCGCAGAACATGGGCTGCCTTCGACGGGGTGCCTTCGGCGGCGATCTTGTCGACCAGACGCTGCACCAGGGCGGGGGAAAAGCGGCGCACGGCCAGGTCGCCGAGTGGCTTACCCATCCTGGTGTCCTGGTTCACCAGGACATTTCGGCAGTACTCGTAATCTTCTTGCGTGCGGGGTGACAGCTCATTCTTGAACTTGGGGCTTTCGTGGAATTGTTGGCAGAGGTAGCGCAGGGTTTCGCGATCGGTGTTGCCGAACTCGTCCATGATGCGGTGCAGCTCGGCCAAGGTGGCGTCCGCCGGCGCCACGTTTCGCCGGCACTGCTTGCCGTTCTCGTCACGGTGGGAGGTGTACCAGATCCCCGAGCCGCGTTGGTCAAAGTAAATAGCCGCGGGGAGCGCGGCTTGGTCGATATGGCTTGGAATGTGCGGATTATGCTTCCGCTTGCGGGCCTTCTTCATAGGATGTCGGCGTCGTATCGCTCCGGTTGGCCAGGCCCTACACCGCCTGCCCGGTTGATCAAGTCAATGGTAGTCCAGGGCCCGGACTTGCCGCGGAACAGGCGGATACCCTGTTTGACCAGGGTACGCTCAACATCCGATCGGCGCTGATATCCGGTGATGCGCTGCAGGTCCTCAAAACTGAGAACCTCGCTGTTTGTGTTCCCCATGGTGTGTCTCGCAAAAGCGTCCGCCGACATTTTGTTCCAACGCCGGCGGGGTCGTTATTAGAAGTTGTGAGCAGATTTTCTAGGTCTGTTACGTCACGTGCACGGTTTCATGAATACTAGCCAGTGAGTCATTCCGCTGCGCCCCGATACCTGACCGAACAGCGGTTTATGGGGGGTAAGGGCTAGTACCTCGCTCAGCCTCACTTGGACTTCATTCCACTTAAAGACCAAAACGCCACCCGGCTCCAGGACGCGAAAACATTCCGTAAACCCATCGCGAAGATCGGTACGCCAATCGTCTGACAGCTTTCCGTATTTCGCCGCTAGCCAGCTTCTTGGGCCGGCCCGCTCCAGATGAGGAGGGTCGAATGCCACCAGTTTGAAGGTGTCGTCCGCAAACGGCATGTCTCGAAAGTCCATCAAGTGGTCCGGTTCGATGCGCAGAATGCGAGTGCCATCCCCGCGATGGGATCTGTCCGTTACCGTCAGGTTTTCACTCCGGATGTCGCCGAAGATGGCAGTAGGGTTTTGCTTGTCGAACCACATCATTCGGCTTCCACAGCATGCGTCTAAGACTTTTTTCTGGTTCACGATTGGTCCTCAGTTGCTGCGCTGGGCGGTGAATTGAACGTGTGCATCTGCGCTGCTGCGGCTGGCGGCGAACAGATCCAACTGGGGCAGCTCGGCGCCGAGCCTCATGGCCAGTGAACGGGCGGCGGCTTCGGCGCTGATGGTGCTGCTGGCGGTTGGCTTCTCGCCTCGAGCTCGGGCGGTGTACGTGCCCGCGCTGAGCCGAACGCTGATTACGAGCTCAGTCATAACCGGCCTCCCGTTGCATGTTCGCTTTGCATTGCGCCTGGCTGGCCGCTTCCTCGGCCTCTTCAAGCGTCAGGAAGTCTCCGTCGATGACAGCCTTTACAAAGTCTTCATACGCGCTGCATTCCGCGACCGAATGGCCAGCAGCCCAGGAAACGACACGTCCCCCAGCGGCTTTCATGGGTACTCTTTTACTGGTGGAGTTCTCGATTACCAGCGTGTCGTAACGTTTCGGTTGTGCGCTCACGATGCGATCTCCGACAAGGCCACATCGTCATAACCTGGCATCGAAACTTCAGCGGCTATCACGCGAATCCCGCACCAGCCGAAGCCATCTTCCTCGACCGGACCTCCCCAACCTTCCTCGTTGTGTAGATCGTCCTTTGACCAGATAGCGCCTGGGTCGTCGCCGAATACCCCCTTCGTGTTCTCATAGAACTCGGTACCGCCTTGGGAGAGCATCGCATTGATCAACGTTTGGCCGGCTAGGCGGATGACCGCCTTCACTACATCGCCGTTTTCATGGCGCAAGCGGTACTTATCGTCACCCCAGAAGCTGTTGATCAGTTGAGCACGTTCGGCGTTGAGCCGATCAAGATTCACTTCGAGCGTTACCTCGTAGTCCTTCCAGGTGTCCTTTATCTTGAAGCGCTTAATGTTGGCCGGTGTGGTCATGCTTGTGCTCCTGGGGTGGCGGTGGTGCGGCGTTGGCCGGCTGCTTGGCGTGCGTGCCCACTGCCTTTATGCAGCCTTTTGGCCTCAACCTTGGCCATGTAGGCTTCCCACTCGACGGATTTCCGCTGCTGGCGGATCTGACTGCATCGCTGGTGCTTCCGGGTGGAGCGGGCCTTGTTGCAGATATCGCAGTGGTTTGGCAGGTCCAGCGAGTGGCTGGCCAAGCGCGGTCGGGTTTGGGATGCCACGACCTTCTGTGTGGTAGCCTCCGCAGCGCCTACCTTTTGGGTTTCTACTTGCACGTGGTTTCTCCTTGGGTTGGTTGGTGCCGGGGAGCTGCAACTCCTTGGCACCACTTCTTTCGAATTCAGTTACGGCGGGCGAGGTGGACGACCAGGTCGTCGAACCTGTCGTCGTCTTCCACACAGCTCTGCCAGGCCAGAACCTCGTGGATCTGCGCCCTGGTGCAGTCGTCGACCAGGATCTCCCGCTGCCCGGCGTGGAACCGCACTTCCAGGATCGAGAGCAAGCCGTCGCTGGCATAGGCACCTGCGTTGACGATGGAGTGGTCCTTCCCGGCCTTGGCCAGGCGGTCCTGTTCCTGCTGCAGCTGGCTTTGCCCGCAGCCCCCGGCATTGCCCATCAAAACGTGAATCAGCATGGTGGCTCCTTGTTCAGGCCTGGAAGATCCAGCACTTGACGATGGGTTGTTTGGTGATCGTGTAGTTGCTGCTCTTGGCCTGGTGGGACCGCACGGCGCTGTCGACGGCCTTGTTGACTTCGATGAGCTTGTGGGAGCGGGAATCCTTGAGCCGATCGCGGAGCTCGTTGATGTCAGCGAGCTTCTGGCGGTGCTCTGCGGCGCATTTGACGAAGTCGTTGAGGTTGATGGCTATCAGGTTGTCTTTCTTGCTGTGGTTGACCACCGGGCCGTCTGCGTCGAGGCCTTGCAGGTAGTCGTAGACCTCCCAGAATTCTGCGACTACAGGGTGGTCCGAGCTGATCGACGCCTGCCGTTCGATCGCCATTTTCACCAGCTGGGTGCGGGTATGGCTGATCTGGTCGTCGTTGAGTGGCACCACCAGGCGTAGGCAGTCGAGCAGGGCGAGCATTTGGGCGTGGTTGTAGATGATTCGCTCGACGCGAATGTAACCGCTGATCTTGTTGCCGCAGTGGTGACAGTGGCTGTCCTCGCCCTGGAATGGGGTCTGGCAAGCGAAGCAGTGTGAATGCAGCGCCCGTAGCTTCGCCTCATACACAGGGAGGCGCTCCGCAAACAGCTCCAGGACTTCCGATTCTTTGCGCACAGCCTGCAGCAAGAAGTTACTGAGCAGGGCGCCGTCCAGCCCGTTCAGTCGGTCGGCAGCTGCGCGACTTTCGATCGTGACTTGCGGACGCACGAAGTGCAGTTTCACGATGCGGGTCATGATTGCTTCGGACGCTACTACCGGGGCGTTCTGGCTGATCGCGATCGTGCCACGGAAGGGCGGCTCGTAGGTTTCGTTGCCGGCAGTTTTAACGCCTTTGGTGGCAAGTGTGCCGCCGCCGAAGTAGTCCTTCAATTCGTCCCATTCAAAGGTCTTTGCATGGCTCTTGTCGTCGCCGCTGCGATCGGACTCCAGCAGCACTACCGGCATGCCGGATACCTGCCCCATCAGTCGGCTGCGGCCTGCCTTTGTGGACTTCGCCGGGTCGAAGCCCTCATAGCCTTCACGGCCGAACAGCTTCCACAGCAGCGTGAGCAGTGTGGTTTTGCCGGCGCCGGCTTCGCCGGTGGCCTCCAGGAACGGGTAAGACTGGTAGCGGGACCGGATCTGCTCCGCGAACAGTGAACCAAACCAGAAGTTTAGGGCGACGATGCCTTGGGCGGCGAAGCACTTCCACAGCAGGTCGAGCCATTCCGCGTTGTAGCGCTTTTCGTCTCGCTGCAGCGCCATCTTGACGCCTTTCTGCAAGCTCTTGAGCTTGAGCTTGCCCATCTCGAAGAATTCCTCCTCGTTGACGCCTACGATCTGTCCATCGCGCACCGCGACGTCATTGAAGACATAGCAGCCGTATTCGCGGCTGTAGCCGAGATAGTCGATGGTCTGGACGGTTTTGATGCCGAAAAGCTGGTCTTTCATGATCTTGTCCAATTGCTGTCCACTGCCGGTGAACACGGCTCCGGCACCCATGCCGAGAAGTCTTTTTTTGAATTCGCTTGCGGTGGCCACCTGGCTACCGGTGAAGGTGTTTTTCACGGCGGCGCCGTCGTGTGGGAAGTCGACGCGGAAGAAATACCAAGACTCGTCAGTGATCTCGTTCCGCTGGTAGTACAGGGCTTTCGGGTAGCAGTTCGCGATTTCCACCACGCAGCCGGACATGCGCAGCGCTTTGGCGCGGCGGGCTTTGTCGTTGAGTTGCTGGTCTTCCTGGGTCTCGCTCGAATCCAAGGCCTGCATGGCGCTGTTGAACTTGGATATATCGAGGCGCCACCAGTAGAGGCGGGAGTCGTACCCGAAATGGAATTCCTCGCGCTCGCGCCACTGGTACAGCAGCAGTGCCTTTTCCACAGCGCTCTCTGCGATCAGCAGCGCACCGTGGTGCTTCGCCTCGTCCAGGTCGTTCTTGATTCGATCCGCCTGGACTTCGTCGTCGTCCAGGAACGCCCAACGCTGATGCAGATCGTTCCAGTCGACCTTGCGCGCGTCCGGTTGGGGAATCTGGGCTGCCTCGCAGGTGAACCCCAGCGCTCTGGCTTGCTTGACCCAGGCCTTGGTGTATTTGTGTGCACCTGGTTCGTTGTCGAGTGCCCAGATCAGCTTGGGTGTTTTTCCCTCGCAGGAAGAGATGAGCGCCTTGAGCGACTCTTCGGGGTAGGCGTTCGATGACAGCGCAGCTACAGCCGCGATGCCGTTGTGCAACAGAGCGATGGCGTCGAAGATGCCCTCGACGATCCACAGCTCTTTCACTTCCTGCAGATCAACGCAGGGCGGACACCACCAATGACCCTTGTAGCTCTTACCTGGCTGGAAGCGTGCTTTCTTCTTGCCGAATCGCGCCGGTTGGTCGATCAGGCGTTCCCAGTAGCCCCCGTGCTCGAGCGGGAAACGGACAGTGGCTGAGCCGATGCCCAGCTCGCGGTCGAAGTAGTTCTCCTGGGTGAACCAGCCGTTGATCAGGCTAAGGTCGAAACCGCGGGCAAACGATAGGTAAGCGATGGCGCTTGCTGCCGGCTCTTTATCGGTTGCAGGTGCGCGCTTGCTCCAGTCGTCGAACAGATCCGGATAGATCTCTTTGGTCGGTGCCATGTAACGGCACTTTTCCTCACGCCCGCAGCGAATGAACCAGGGGTTGTCGTGGCGTGAGAACAAGCGTTTCTGGCTGCACTGGGGGCAAGTGCCCTTGCGCATGTAGCTCGTGCCGGCCATGTGCTGCAGGCCAAAGTCGGTTTCTAGGCGATGTAAAACGTCCGATCTGAGCTTGTGCTCCATAGGCTCCCTAATCACCGCACACGCTCCGTTGATGCAGCTTTCAGCTGTGCTTCCAGCGCTTTGTGCGTGCGGCAGATGCCCCGCAGGTGAGGCAGGTCCTCGAGCACCTTGCGGCCTCGCTGACCGGCCGGTACGTTGCGGTACCTGTCGCAGTACCAGACCTCCGACATCGCATGGGTGTATTGACCTGCGAGCCATTGCAGGTATTGCTTCGCCTGCTGCTCGTCCAGGGTGAGTTGGATGGTGATGTTGCTCATTACGGCCACCAGTTGAATGCAGTGTCCCCTTACCCACGCAGTACGGGGCATCGGGAAGGGGTTAATTCGGGGTTGTTTCAGATGTCGCGTGTTTGAACCATGCGCCGCGGTAAGTAGCGGGCGGGCACTTGGTGGCGCTGCTGGGTGATCGTGTCGAGCACAATCAAGGACGGTCGAAAAATCCCGCTCAAGGCCGAGACTCCGAGCATTTGCAGCCGCTTGGTGGTCTTGCTCTCGAATTCAGCGACGGCCAGCTCGGTAATCCGCTGCACCAGGTGCACTGGGACTTCTAGCGAATGGGTGAGGTATTGGCTGCAGATCCGCATGACTTGCTCGTCACCCGAGAGGTGTAAGCACTCACGTCGGAACAGGTAGGCAACTGCAGCCTGTTGCATGGCAGCTCGGTAATCAGTTTCGTGGTTGATCAGGGGAACGGCGTTCATGCTTGTGCTTCCTCCATGTCGAGCTGGTCCAGCAAGTCGGGGTGGTTGTCCGCAGCAGCGGACCTCATGGCTTGGCGGCGTAGGGCGATCGGCGCTACAGGCAGACGAACTGATGGGTTCGGCATGCCGCTGGGGCTCATTTCGTGGGTCATTTCGAACTCAGCGCGTACAGCAAAGCCGCAGGCCTCGTTCATGCACTGCAGGTAGGCGATCCGCAGGAAAATGTGAGTACCTTCGCTTGTGCGGATACGCATCTTGCTGCTGCAGTGGGGGCATACGAGCTTGTAGGCGCTGCTCACTTCATCCCCCTGGCACTTGCTGCGCCGTAAAGCTGAAGGGTTGCTGCTACCTCTGCCGTGCGTGCCGCGAAGTAACGGGTGAGTGCCTGGATAATGGCCAGTGCCTCACATGCGTCTATGACGCCGTCCTCAATTGAGGATGCGATGAGCTGGTCGATGTGCCCCAGCTTCGCGTCGGTTTTCAACGAACGACGGAACAGCTCCACGTTGTCCAATTCCTCTGCTTTGGTCAGAGGCACGAACATGCCGCCGTACAGACGGGCGACGAACTCGGGCAAGTAAGTGGTGCCGACTTCCTGCTCCAACTGATGGATCTGGTCGTAGCTCAGTGGGCGGCTGCCGGCGTTCTCGTAGACGCGGTTGTCGAACTGTTTCAGCTGATAGCCAAGGCGCGCAGCTGCGCACTCTCGACCGCCTGGATATGCGCAGACAACAGCGCTTACGACCTGGCGCAGGGTTTCTAGAACGGGGGTCTTCATGTTCTGGTTTCTTCCTTGGGCCAGGGTGGCTAGTTTTCTGTTTCGCCGTCTTTGATGCCGAGCAGGACAGCTGCTCGGTGAGATTCACCTCGAAGACACTTCTTCTGTCCGTTGAGGACGGCATAGACGGTGGATGGACTGAGGCCATGCTGTTCGGCCCATTCCTTCGCTGAGATTCCCTGTCGTGCGATGCGAGCGCGGGCCTCTTGGCACGCTTGCTCGGTGGGGTAGCTGTTGGGCATAGTCTCGGTTCGTGTGATTTCGTGTGGTTTCGTGTGGTGCTGCGGCGATTATTTCCCTCGTTCGTGGGAATGTCAATCGTCTATGGAGACGTTTGTGGGAATTGGCGAACGCCTGAAGGAAGAGCGAGAGCGGCTGGGTATGAACCAGACGGACTTTGCTGCGCTCGCGGGGGCGTCGAAAAACACCCAGTACAATTACGAAAAGGGCGAGCGTAGCCCTGATGCCAATTACTTGGCCGCAGCAGCGGAGCAGGGCGTCGATGTCTTGTACGTGATTACAGGCGCGAGGACGCCGCAACCATCCGCCAGCTTCACCGCTGAGGAAACCGAGTTCGTGGAGGACTTGCGAACCATGGACGACAGCGATCAGGCCGTTATGAGGCGGACCGCTAAAGCATTCGCTAGGTCGAGCTTATCGAAGTGACAAACAGCTGATGCTCTTCAGCTGAAAGGATTGCTGTTGCCGGCCATGGGGGCCGGTCGATTGTCGAGGACGATGTATGGATAACTTGGTTGGGGTCTTGAGCCTTGCCGTTGGCGTGGGCACCTGGTGGTGGCTCGCTGGTCGTATGAAAAAGCGGGGCTGGGGCTGGCTCACCAGGCAAGTGGCTGGCAGTTTCGCATGTTGTTTTATGGCGGTTTTCATTGCGGGACTTGCTATATCAACGGGGGTCGTTGAAAGCATATCGGCGGAGCAGGTAAAGGCTCTGAGCGCTGAGAAGGAGTTCACTGTTGTTGAAATAAAAACATTGCGAATGACGCCAGCAATGTATGCGCAGCGCATAAATCCTCTTCTTGAAAAGTACGAGAAGCCCTATAGAGTGGATCCAAAAGAAATTACCGAGGGCGAGGTCCAGAACATTCTGAAAGCAAAACTCGGCCCGTATGCCTCCCTCGTTGCTGGAGTATCGAAGGAAACTGGCGAGTTAGTAGATGTGACGCTCATCGGCGCTGGCGACGGCAAACCCATGTCAGGGCTGGAAATCATGCTGGTGGCCAATGCCGCGCTCGCTGCAGCTACGCCGGAGGCTGATTCTCGCGAGATATTCAAAAAACTCCCCGAGATGTTAAAGGGAAGCGATCAAACCTATGGACAGGTCAAGTTAAGCGTTAAATCAACTGACATGATGGGCACTTGGTTTATGGCTGAACCGATCTAGTTCGCCGGCAACATTGGAGGGTCTTCAAACTTTCCACTGAGTTTTGTGCGGTGTCTTCCACACCGCATATGACTTATGGAAATGGAGTACCTATGATGGAAAACCTTACCCAGTTGGAACGCCTCTTTATCGAACTTCTGCGCGACCTGGACGAGCAGGGAAAAGAAGACTTGATGAGGATGTTGGAGGTGCTTTCGCAGTCGGCTGAGTAACGGCGGAAAATGAAGAAGCCCGGTAAGTTGCCGGGCTTCTTTTTGTTCAGGCCTTTTTCTCCTGCACCTTTTTCCATTCTCGATCGGCCGCTTTTTGCGCGGCCTCCTTGGTGTCAAACACTCTCTTGATCCGCTTGGCTGTCGTTGAATTTCCTGCTACGACGGAAGTTTCCTTGCCAGTAGCCTTGTCCCTGTAGAAGGCAATCACACCCGTGTAGGGCCCAGCTTTCGGTTCCTCATACAGCGCTTCTACGCTGTCCTCGGGTAGCTTGCTCTCCAATTCCAGGCTGGTCGTATAACCCCCATCAGCCGTTAGGCTGTGCTGGACGTTGCCGCCGTACCAAACTATTGCATCGATCTCGTCCTTGACCCCGTGCAGGCTGTATGTGAGCTCGGGGATGAGATCTGCGCGGCCTTTGGCGAGGTTGAAACTCAGCGTCGCGCTGCCGCGCTGGAGGCGATTGAGCTCTGATCGAGCTGCACGCAGCGCTGAGTCGCGATCACTGTAGGTGTGGCGCAAGTCTTTCAATTTGTCGCCGCCGCCGGCGATCGCTTCCTGCTTCTTGGTGCTGCCTACGTCGTAGTAGTAGGCCTTCACCCCGTCAAAACTGTCGCGGTCGGCCTGCAGGAAGCGGTGACCGTCACCGTCGCGCCTGGTTAGGGTTACATGGGGTAGGGCGGCTCCCTTGGCGTTCTTGCCGCCGCCAGCAGGGAGGCACACTAGGCAGCCGGCCTTGACCGTGATCACGGCGTCGTGCAGTTCGCCCAGGCGGGTCAGCATGTTGGCGTCGGACTCATTCGCCTGGTCCAAATGGTTCACAGCGCGTGCGGCAACGGCGTCAGCGATGCTGGTCTTGAGATCATTAGCGCCCGCGATATCTGTTAGCACTTGGCCGAGAGTGGTACTGCCCCAGCTGCGCTCGCGCTTGGTCTTCAGACCGTTTCGCAGATCTGCCGATCGAGCGCGGATGTTGAGTACATCGGGTGATCCGCTGTGCTCTGTTTCATCGACGGTGTAGGTGCCCTTGTTCACCAGGCCCGTATCGCTCCAGCCCAGCCAAAGCTGCATCACCGCGCCCCGGGGCGGGATCTGGAGCAGACCGTCGTGGTCGCTCAGGCTGATGCTCAACTGGTCGGCTTCCAGGCCGCGGTTATCGGTGAGTTGAAGGCTGATTAATCGCGGGCTGATCACTTGTGCCATGTCCTTGCCCGCCACGGTCAAGCGAAATGCCGGGATCGATTGGCGTGCATCACGGTGCATCTCGTCGCGGGCATCCTGCACCAGCGCCGCAACACGCAGTTCTTCCTGGGTGAGCCCGATCACAGTACATCCCTCAGAATCGTTGAGTTGCGGTTTGCAGTGCCTTCCGTGAGGTCGATCCTGCCTGCATCGATGCGTTTCAGGGAGAGGCTGAACTCAATGCGTCGTGGCATACCGTCGGAGAAGAACAAAGTTTGCGTTTCGCTCAGGCTCTCGATGACGTACAGCCCACGCATGCGCCCAGATCCGTCCACCATTGGCCAACTGCGGCCTGTGTTGGCCATGCCTCGCAATTCATCCAGGCTGACCACGTCGCCGGCCAGCTCCGGGAGGATCACCCCGGGCAGGGTGATCTGGTCATCGCCTCGCCCAAGGAACTGGCGCGCTGGTTGCGCACCAACGCGGTTACCACTGGCGTAGCGCCAATCAGTTTGCCGCTGGAGTTCCTGGTAGGCCAGGGTGTTGACGCTAAAAACGAACATGCCCAGGGCGAGCATCATCTTGAGTTACTCCTGGTCAGAAAGGCGGCTTCGCTGCCGTGCGGACTTCTCGCGGTCGCGGCGGTCCAGCTCGGCACTGACGGCCCGGGCGATGGCTTGTGGGTCCATGCCTGGAGACGGGTGGATGTTGATGTTGAAGACATCGTGACTGTCGTTGACGGACGGGGCCGCGGCTGACACTGGTGGTCTGGTATCTAGCGTGATCCCTGGCGCCGTATCCGTGGCGAGCGATTTGCTCGCACTGAGCTGCGGAGTCAGCGGCTTAATTTCAGGATGCTGGACGCTGGCCAGCTGCCTGAAGTTGAGGACCTCGGCAGTCTTTGGCTGCGTGGCAGGGATCTGCGGTGCGTCGACCTTGATGGCGGGCGGTACCACGCTGGCCAGCTGCCTGCTTAGGCTGAGGATTGCAGCAGTGTCGCCCGGTGCAGTTGCAGTCCCAGGTGTAGCAGAGAGGAGATCCGAACGTCTCGCGCTTGTGAGCTGTTTGTTCAAGGTGAGGATCTCGGCCGCTGTAACGTGGCTGGCGACAGCTTGCGGCGCAGCGGCGTTGGTACCTGTCCGGCCGGACTTCGACAAGCGCTCGATGAGACTCGCGACTTCAACACTATTCGGCTGATCAGCTCGTGCCTGTGAGGCGGCAAAGGTGGCGTCCTGTCGCTCAGTCCGCAGCAGTGGCGCGCTGAGCGCTTTGGAGTTGGCGGCGAGGTTTTTGCCAGCCTCGATCTGCGGCACAGCCGCGTTGAGCTCAAACCGTCCGGCCTTTGTCAGATCCTGGCCCATTCTCGCAACGGCTTCCAGCGGCGCCCTGGCGCCGGCCTCGACCCCGATAGCCAGCCCTTCTGTGGTAAATCCGCCCAGCTCAGCGAATACCCGCGACGGGCTATGAATGCCCAGCTTTTCTTTGAACCAGCCGACGGTGGAATCGCCCAGGCTGGTGATGGTGTCCTTTACCTGGCCGAGACCTGCGGTCAGGCCGCTGACCAGGCCACTGATGAGCATCCCGCCGAACTCACTGAACCGGGTTGGCATCTCTACGCCCAGGTAATTCAGTACTGCAGAGAAGGCTTGGTAGATCAGGCCAATGGGGCTGAAGTTTGCTAACACAGTGAGAATGCCGGCGACCCCTCCACTGAATCCGGCCTTGATCTCAGCCCAGGCTGTGGCGAAGTAAGCCTTGACCTGGTCCCAGTTCCTGTAGATCAAGTAGGCGGCACCAGCGATAACGGCAACGGCCGCCGCGATGGCAAGCACCACTGGATTTGCGGCCAGGGTCCACATAGCGGCGGATACAAGCCGAATGGCGCCCATCAGGCCGCCAGAGAGCACGCCAATGAGTTTTCCAATCATAGGCAACATCGCGGCGCCCTTGAGCGCGAACAGCGACATGCCATATTGAGCTAGCGCAAATGGACCGAGGATGCTGGCCAGGCCCACGGTCAGGGCACCCATAGCGGCAACCATGACTGCAACAGCTGCGGCGCCTTTGGCGATGCCGGCAGCCAGCTCAGGGTTGGCGTCAATCCAGGTCTTCGCTGTGCCGACTATCTCCGTCACGGTCTGGACCAATTCGCGTAGCGGCCCCCGCTCGCCGTCCACCAACGAGCCGATCAGCGCGCTCCAAGTACCGGTTAGCTTGTCCAGGTCCCCGCCCAGGTTGTCGCGGAAGGTTTTGCCCATTTGCTCGGCGGCGCCGCTGATATCGCCCAGGCTGGCAGTGCCGCCAGCGAGGGCTTTCAGGAAGTCGGGGATCTGGTCGACGGCGAGGTCTTCCACTGGCGTACCAAAAAGCGCAATGGCAGCGTTTGCCCTCTCGGCAGGGTTCTTGATGCGCAGCAGGGCATTTGCAGTTTTGGTCAGCGCCTGGCGGGCTTCCGGGCCACCCTTGGCGATGTCCGAAGACATTTTCTTGGCATTCAGCCCGATCGAGGCGTAGGCCTCTGAGCTGGCTTTGGACATATCAGAACCACGGATGGAGAACTCTTTGATGGCATCGCCAGTTTTATCCAGGGCGAACTTGCCTTGCTTGGCCATGTTGACCAACAGGCCCATAGCTTCCTCCCCGCTGAACCCCATTCCTCGAAAGTGTGTGGAGTACTCGTGGAGGATCTCGGGGATCTCACCCCGCATTTGCGTCGAGACCTTTTGCATCCCTGCCGCGACCAGGTCGAAGGCCTGCTCGCTGCTGCTGGCGAGTCCATTCTTCATGAGGATGCCGACCATCTGGATGCTCTCGGCCACATCAATTCCCATGATCTGGGAGAGATCGAGGGCGCGCCGCGCTGTAACGTCGAGTTCCTTATCGCCCACTTTGCCCAGGGCACCCAGCGTGCTCTTGGCTGCCGCGATCGCTTCACCGATCTGAGCAACGTCGGTGCTCTGGCCGTCGGTGCGGATGTTGCGGACGATGCTCGAGTACTGCTCTGCCCGGGCTGGAGACTCTCCAGACTGGGCAGCAATCATCGAGCCCTGGTGCGCGATCTCCAGCTGGGGGGTCAATAGGGCTGCACCCAACATGCCGGCGCCGATGCCGCCTGCAATGCCCGCGGCACCTGCGCCGGCCATCTTGCCCGCCCGGTCCTGTGTTTTGTCCAAGCGAGCCTTGGCCTGGGCTGCCTTACGCTGCGTTGCGGCCAGTTGTTTGAGCCTGGTTTCTTGCTGCTCGATCGTATGATTGGTTTGCGACATCTCCTGGCGGAGTGCAGCGTTATGTTGGTTGAGCTTGCGAGTATCGATGCCGGCGCCACTGAGACGCCGCTGAAGGGTTCGCAAGGATTCCTGTTCGTCCTTGGTTTGCTGCTTGAGGGCATTGGTCGCCCTGATGGCGGCTTGAAACTCGGCCGTCATCTGTTTGGTAGGGGCGTCCACCTGCGACATGGCGCGCCCCATGTCCCTAACCTTGGCCCTGGCTGCATCCAGGGCTTTGGCGGTTTCACGCGCCTGGGTGTGCTGCTGCCGCCAGGCACTGACGTCCTTTTGCTGAGCGCTCAGCTCCTTGAGGCGCTCGCGGGTTTGCTTGAGTGCGCGGGCAGTGTCCTGCCCGCTCTGGTTGATCTGGCGCAGCGGAGCGGTGGCTTTGTCCACGGTGTCCAGAAGTACCTTGAGCCGTAGATCATTTGCCGCCATTACCGCTACTCCTTACACGCGCTCGCTCGCGCCAGTCCATCAGATCCCGGACGCCAAGCCTGTCCATGTCGGTCGGCGCCCAGTGGAAAACCACGGCCAGGTCGGCCATGGCGTCATCTACGCAGCCTGGGAGGCGTCCGTCATCGTCCGCTTCTGCAGCAAAAAACCGGTGACCTTCACGCCCAGGGCGACCAAGTCGGCCGGGTCCATGGCGCGTAGCTCGGCCTCGGTCAAAGGGGAGATGCGCGGTAGCAGCTTGATAAGGGCGCTGACGTCCATCTGCAGCAGGTCAGCGAGTTGGATCCCGCGCAGCTCGCCGGAGGAGGGCTTTCGCAGCTCGACTTCAGTGATCACCTGCTCGCCGCGTTTGATCGGCGTGTCCAGCTCGACGATATTTTCTTTTTTCTCGTTGTTCATGAGTGTTCCCGGTGAGTGATGAAGTTAGAGGCCAATGGCGCGGCGCTGGGCTGCCAGCATGTCGACGCCATTCACGTTTTCGATGAAGTTGAGGAGATCGATCTCCACCAGGACAACGCCGTCCATGGTCAGCTTGTAGTAGCTGCAGGTGGTGGTGATGGTGTGCTCGGTGTCCTCGCCAGGGGTGGCTTCGCCCATGTCGATGGTTTCGTGGCGGCCGCGTACAACGACCTCAACCGCGCTGACCTGGCTGGAGTCGTCGCGCTGGTACGAACCTGCGAAGCGGATCATCAACCCAGAAGCGCTGGTGGTACCGAATTGTTTGAGGACGTGATCGTCGATCCCGCCGATCTTCCACTCGGTCTGCAGGCCGTCGTCAGAGAACCCCAGGTCCGCTTTGACAGGGCCGTTCATACCGCCCCCTCGGTAGGATTCCATCTTCCGAGCCAGTACAGGCAGGGTCATTGATTTGGTCACCCCCACGAAGTTGATGCCGTCGTGGAACGTGTTCATGTTTTTGAGTTTGCGTGGCATCGCCATTGTGCAGGCCTCCGTCAGCTATTGATGCGGGTGGCGAAATCCGCCAGGTATCGGTCAGTGATGCGCTGACGGAAGTTGAGATCCTCCAGCGGCGGTACCGGCGTGTAGTCGTAATCGATGTACAGCTTGCCGGCCTTGAGGGTGGCCGCGGTATTCGCCTCTTCGTCGTACCAGGCCTCGCCGCCGATCAGATAGCCACCAGATATCAGCTCGCGGAATTTCGCGTTGATACCTTCGATCAGGTCCCGGATCAGCGATGGGTGCATCGGCTTGTCCATCGCCCACATATGGGCTTCGGCCATTGTGTCGGCCAGCACCTGGGCGGTGCGGGTGTAGTTCTCGAAGGCGAACAGCGGATCCTCGGAGCAGGTTCGGCTGCCCCAGAAGCGGAAACCGTCCGCATTGATGAGGGTGGTGACTTCACTGCCGTTCAGGTAGTTGGCGTCAGTGGCTGGGTTTTGCAGGTCCCAGAACACGTCGGCACTGATTCCGGTCACACCGTTGACCGGGATGTTTGAGATGGTTTTGTGCCACCCGGTTTCCTGGTCGATCTTGGCGCGCAGGCCCAGGGCGCGAGCCACTGCCGGCGCAACCGCTGTTGAATCGGATTCAGTGCTCCAGTATTCGAAGTCAGGCCAAATGACCATCACCTCGCGGGCGCCGAAGTTCTCGCGATACGCCACTGCTTCTTCCTTGGTTTTGCAACCGGAGGCACTGACGTAGGCGAAAGCACGCAGTTGCTGCGCGATCGATACCAGTGCGCTGGCCACCGGCCGCGAGTCCAGTCCTGGCACGCCGAGGATTCGTGGAGTGACCTTGAGCCGGGTTTTAGCTGCCAGCAACGCCTTCATGCCGGTGTATTTGCCGTTCTCGGTGGTGGTGCCAATGATGTTGCTGGTGGTTTCGTCGTCGGTGGCCCCGGTCGCCACTCGCACCACGACGGTGAGAGGCTGGGTCTGATCGGCAATCGCTTGCAGGCTGGTGGCCAGCGTGCCGGTTTTGCCTGCCTTCGCGATGGCGCTCTGCACGCGAGTGATCAAGACGGGGGTGTCGAGCGGGAATACGGCAGGGTCAGCATCGTCTGCGGTGCAGACCATGCCGACGATCGCGGTTGATACGGTACGGATTGGGCGCGTGCCCTCGTTGATTTCTACGACGCGCACGCCGTGATGGTATTCGCCGGCCATGATGAGTGCCTGTGCAGGTGGATGACAGGACACAGGCTGCCGCGCGCGCGTGACTTGAGCGAGCTGATGAGCTTGTAAGAGCGCGGCTTACAAGCTCGTCGACCTCATGCAGACATTTGGGAGTCGATCCAGGTTACCAATGCAGTGTCGTTCGGGCTGGTAGGCCAGTCTTCTGCAGCCGGTGCTGCGGCGCTGATATCCAGGCGGCTCAGCTCCACGCGGTAGACCTTCCAGCCCCGCAGTGCAGCGGCTTCGTCCTCGGTTGCCATCTCGAGGTCGACCGCATCCTGCAGCGTGTTGATACGGCCCGTGGCGAACTGGTTGGCCAGAGCCTGCTTGCGATACGCCACGCTGCGTAGCACCTCGGCGCGGGCCGGTTCATCCACGACCCACTTGTCACCTTCCCAGGTGTCGAACTCGGTTTCGGGCGCCTGCAGGGTGTAGCCCTCGGGCAGATCGCCCAGCGCCTGCCACTGGCGAGGCTCGCCGGTGTCGGTGGTGTACACCGTCGCGCCGCGATGGTCGGCGACCAGTACCCAGCCGTCTTCGTTGCGGTTGATCAGCGCGACGAAACCGGGCTTAAGCGGCGGCGCCTCGATCTCGTAGCTGTACGCCGGGAAGGCCCACACACCAGGCTCAAGCGGACTAGGGTCGGCCAGAGAAGTACCCAGGAACTCACCGGTTCCACGATGCACAGCACACAGCACCGGCGGCACCACCTCCGGCATATCCCACCAACCAACAACCTCGACAGGCTCCAGCACCTCGCCGCCCTCTACAACGTCAATTACGTCATCCATGGTTCACCTCAATACTTGATGCAGGCCAGATAGGCCCGGTTGGCCATGCGGGTTTCATTACCGCCCGTGGCACTGACATTCACTGTGTGCGTATGCGTTCCAGAGCGGCCTGTCCGGCCATACGTCGCGGCCGTACCTTTGCCAATCGCATCCGCTACCGTGGCCTGGCCAGTGGTGTCAACACGCGCCGTGCCGCCAACGTCTTCGCCTTCAAGCCCGTGATCGTGATCGCCGGCGGAAGTCGTAGTGCCACCATGGCCATGCGATTCGAGCTGGCCAGCTTCGGCCGAGAACAACTCGCGACCCGGATTCAATGCGTTAAGCCCATCCGTCCAAGCGCGGTCTACCAGCTCGCGGTCGTCAGGCACGTTGAACGTGGTAGACCCATCGCCCGCGCCAAACTTGGTGCCGATGACGGCGAACAGCGCGGCATAGGTGGTACGCGAATACGCTGCGCCGTTTCGCTTCAACCAACCCGCCGGCGGCGAAGTCGTCGCGAAGTGGGCAACCTTCCCCGGCGGCGCCGCCGCGTCGGTCTTTTTCTTCACCCATGCACTGTTTACGACCCGCGTGCTGTTGTCGTCATCAGCAGGGTGCAGCACAGTGGCGCCGTTGTTAAGCCGCACCAGGCCCGTGGCAAACTCCACCTGCAGAGGCCGTAGCCCGTTGAAGTTGCCGCTGGCATCCCCGGTGTCTGTGAGCAGCAAGTAGTAACTACTGTTGTCGATCCGCTGAATGACGCTGTTCTGGCCGGCATCGTTGATCATGCGCAGGACGCTGCTGCCTTTGATCTTTACCTCACCGGTAAAGGTTGGCGATTCCGTCTCGGCGACTTCGCCCAGCTTGCCGCGCATGGCCACCACATAGTTGGCGTCCGATGCTTGAAGGTCGACCCATTCGTTAGAACTCAGGACTAGGCTTGTAGCCGTGGAGGCCTTCACATAAATCTCGCCAGAGGTCAGTGTAATGGTGACGTTGCCGGCGCTGACGTTGCGAATTGTGTACGTGCCGCCGTTCCCTGCATCGGCCGCGGCAGGCAGCTTTACCGCCACGGCAGCCGTCACGTTGAACACGAAGCCGGTTTGTGCAGCCGTTAGGGTTCTTGCCGAACTGACGCCGATAAAAGCCCCCGAGAAGTAACGGCGGCTGGCCTGCAGCAACGCTTTGACCGTCGACAGATCGGGGTTTTCTTCCCAGTCCCGCCAAGTAATCACGCCGTTGGTAACGCCATACGAGCAGCGGTGATACATCTTGTTGATGGTCTGCGGGAAGAACAGTTGATGCGTGTAGTTCTGTGCGTTGGTACCCACCACCACCAAGATGCCCGACGTACTGCCGCCGGGCGGCGTGTTGGCGGCCCCGTTAACTTGATACGTGCCGCCCACATTCAGCGTATTGAGGTCAATGCCGGTGCCCAGGTCAGTCAGGTCGCTGGTACCCAAGCCCAGCGACGCCAACAGATCGACCACAAACTTGGTACTGGCTGCACTGGCCGAGCGGTCAGACGTACCCCTGGTCGGCACCTGCGGATCACCGGTAAACACTGGCGAATCCAGCTCGGCCACTTCCTTGAGCTTGCCGCGCATGTTCACGAACCACGAGCCGCCAGAGGCTGCTAATTCGGCCCACTCGCCGGCTTTAAGGACCGCATTGAGCGCCGTACCACCCCCCTCCACAATCGTGCCGCCGGACGCCACAACCAGCGTTTGCGTTGAGGTCGTCGGATTGCGCATCACGAAGGTCGCGCCGTTCCCCGCACTGGCGATGGTTGGCAGTGTCAGCGTCAGCCCAGGCGCATTGAACTGCACCGCATTGCCCGCCTGTTCTGGCTTCAAGGTCAAGTTGGCATTCACACCAATGACCGTCGACTTGTACGCACGCAACGCAGCAGAAATTGCCGTTGCCAGCGCCGACATGTTGGCCACTTGCAGCCCGGCACTTCCAGCGACCGGGGTCGGGGTTTCCGGCGTGCCAGTAAACTTGGGCGAATCCTTGGGCGCCTTCTCGGCCAGCGAAGCGACCACCGTACCGGCAAAGTTGGCGTCATTGCCGAGCGCTGCAGCCAGCTCTTTGAGCGTATCGAGCGAGCCAGGCGCGGAATCAACCAACGCGGACAAGGCTGTATCTACTGCACTCTTGATGGCTTGGTTGGCCTCGATCCTGCTGTAGGTTTCCGACTTGGTGTAAACGTCGGTGATACCGTAGCCCGCCACAGTCGTCGGGTTGGTGGCCGATACCACGCGCCCATACTTGTCGACCTGCACACTGCGGTAGGTGCCAGCATTCACCCCGGTTCGCCCGAAAGCCATCTCGAAGGCAAGCGCGGTAACGCCCAGAGCAATCGGGCTATCAGTGACCAGTTGCCACCCGCTATCGCCGTTGAGCGTGCCTTGCTCGACCACTACCAACAGGCCCGGCGTAACCTTGGCGTTGGTATTGGCGTCTGCAGCGCGTGCCCAGGCACCGGCGGCGGCAACATAAATGCCGTTGTCCTTGGCGGCGGTCTGCGCCTTGACCAGCACGCGCTTGCCTGCAGTCAGCACCACACCGTCGACCGTTGGCAGGCCCGACAACGCGATGTTGGCAGTGGTGGCCACCAACACCGAGTGCTTGAAGTCCTGCTGGGCCAGCTCCTCAGTTACCCACTCGCGGGTCGCTAGCACCACGCTTGGGTCAATCTTGAGCTGCACATTGGCCGAGCTGCTGACCACCAGGCTCAAGCGCACCACCTGGGTACGTCCTGAGCCTTGTGACAATAACGGCTTGTAGGTCGGCGCACAGTTGGCCACCGCGACCAAATCGCCGTCCTCGTCGTACAGGCCGATTTCCCGAATCCACTTACCGCCGATATCGGCCGGAATAACCTGCTCGGCCACGATGATCGACATATCTTTGTCATCGACTTTCAGCTGATTGAGCGGCGCCCGGCGCCATTCGTTGATCAGCCGTTGCTGCGTCGAGTTGGGCGTCGGGTCGGTGCCGTTGGCATCCCCCACCCCCATCTGCGTGATTTTCCAAGCGATGCCCAGGGCATCGGCGTTGGCCTGCTTGGCGGCGCCCACGTTCGTGAGGATCGCGTAGAACTGCGTGTTCTGGTCAACCATGTGCAATATCCAGAGTGTCGATTGTGGTTTCACGACCACCGCGGTAAATCACCCCAGTGATCGCAATGTCGCGCTGCATGGGCGGATAAACCTCCAGCGTGTCGCCCTCGCTCAGGCTCACCCCCACGAAGTAGCGGCCGTTGGTTTCAAGGCTGATTTCCAGGCCAACCATGTGCCGACTCACCGGCCGGGCGTCATCGAGCAGCGCCGTCAACTCGCGGTAGGTTTCATCGCTGATACCGGTGTCCGAAACCCCGACGCGCAGGGCGAACGTGCCGGGCACGCCCTCGGGCGTCATGTTCCACCACTCAACCACCTGAATCAGGTAGCCGAACGGCTCCACCACGCGGCGCAAGGCGCCGATGGTTCCCTTGTGGGCATGGACATAAAACGCCGAGCCGATCACCGAGCGCTTGACCGCCTCCGACCAGGTGTCGTCCCAGCGGTCCACCGACCACGCCCAGGCAAGCTGGTGCAGCAGGTGCGGCGGGCAGGCGGCCGGGTTGTACAACGTGCGCAGCATGATTTTGGTTCGGTCGAGCGCGGCCGAGCCGATGGCACGCTCCAGCTGCGTGCTGTTATTGGGCAGCAGCGCCGTCATGGCAGCACGCCCCGCGTTACGGTAACGGTGGTGCACCAGCCGGCTTGGGCCTTGGTAGGGCGAATGTCCGACCAGTCTATGAGGTCCACACGCCGCACCCCGGCGACGTGCAGCTGGGCGTCAATAGCCGAACGCGAGACTTCCACGCCGAGGCGCCGGCGCGGGTTCTTCCACGCCTCCAGTCGGCTTTTGGCCTCGGCCAGCACCGCCTCACCTTCTGGCCCGTTGCCGGCGAGATACACCACGGCGTTGACCTGATAGCGCAGGATCTCTGCGCTACGCACGTTGACCCGATCCGCAACAGGCCGTACGTCATCGTCATTGACGTGCGCGGCGACGGTGGCCAGCAGCTCGGCGTCGGCGGTGCCGTCTCCCTCCAGGCTCAGGACAGTGACGTCGACCACCGCCGGCGAGGGGCTTTCGGCGGTTGCATCCGCCACCAGGCCCGACGCGTTACGCGCATGCAGAATGTAGCTGTTACGCGGGCCGGCCGTGGTCAGCCCCTCATAGACAAGCTGCACCCGCTCGCGCAGCGCGTCGTCTTCCTCCAGAATCTCCGGCAATGGCGGTACCGCTGTCAGGTCCTCGGCCTGAACAACCAGCCGGCTCAACTCGACGTTGGCCGCCAGCTGATCAAGGTCGGTCCTTTTCGCGTGGGCCAGCAACAGCGCCTTGGCGGCGTCGTTTACCCGTGCACGGTCCTGCACACGCCAATAAGCGATCAACTCCAGCAGCTTCACCACCGGGTCACTTTCCAGCGCAGCCGACCAGTTTTCGGCCATGTACTCGCGGAACTGCCCCAAGGCGTCCTCATACAGCACTTCGAAGTCGAGATTTTCCAGTACTTGCGGCGCCGGCAGCGCCGCCAAGTCAATTGTCATGCGCTCACCTCAATGACTGCGCTGTCGCCCAGGTAAACCCCGGTCAACTGCATGGTGATCTGCCCGTCAACAACAGCCGTGACCCGCACACGCTCCAGACGAAAGCGCGGCTCCCAGCGACTCAGTGCGCGGGCGACCTCGGCCTGTACGGCGCTTTTCCAGCCATCGTTAACCGGCAGGTCGACGTAACGGCGCAGGCGGCTGCCGTATTCAGGCCGCATTCGGCGACTGCCGATCGGCGTCGTCAGAATGTCTTCAATGGACTGCCGCAGATGGTCCAGGCCGGACAACGGCGCCCCTGTGCGGCGATCCATTCCGAGCATGGGTTAGGCCTCCAGGCGCTGGAAATCCTTGCGGGCGGCCAGATAATCGACCGCCTCGGTGTCGGTGCCGTCGACCTCGATCCGCGCGCGGATCACTTTCAGCTCGCGCCCGCCCCGCATGAACAGCGAGCGCGAGGCGTTAACCTTGTCGCAATAGATCACCTTCGCCGGCGCACTGGGCGCAGCGGGTTCGTTCTTGGTAGCCATGGTTTCTCCGGGCAAGAAAAAGCCCGCTCAAGGCGGGCTGTCAGTGTTTGTGGTTTGGCGTGTTGCCAGCAGTGTCGATGATTCGAGCGCCGCCGAGTATGTCGCCCGTTACGCGTAACGTGCCGATGATTTCCACATCCCCGGTCAGGGCGATTTTTCCCGACTTGGCGGTGATAGCCGCGTCGGTCGTCACGACCTCGGAACCGCCGACCTTGGTAGTCACGGTGCCGCTGGGAAGCGTGATGGTGTAACTCTTGGCTTGCCAGTCGTAGACCAGCGACCCGCCATCATCGAAGCGCCAAACCTCCACATGATCGCGGTTGTCTGGCTGGCTTCCAGCGTCGCCGTACAGGCCAGGCACAAACGTGCCTTGCGCAGGGTCGCCACTGGGACTGATCAAAGCGCCCTGCTCACCCAGGCTCGGCGCACGCCAGTGGCGGCCCTTGCCGGCGGCGATGCTGTGCCAACGCACCCAGGCGCTGGTCCAGTCGCCCCCGTCAGAGACACGCACCATAGCGGCCGCCAAATCGACCCCAACCACCCGGCACGGAATCACCACGTTGGCCAGCATGCGGTCATGCTGCGCACTGGCGTAACTCATGTGACGGACTCAGGCGGGAAGTACTTGCCCTCATTACCGCTGCCCGATTCCGGGTCAAATGCGAACACCAGCGAGCCGGGCGGCTCGTTCGGCCAGGGCCATTCCTCGGCACCCAGGTAGACCGTCTGGTCCCACTCCACCAGCCAGACGAAATAGCCGTCCAGTTCGGGATTGGTCCAGTCCTGGGTGGAGCGCATGAACTGGGCGAGGTCGACCCCCAAGCCCCAACTCTGCCCCCGCAGAAGTACTGCTAACTGAGAGGCCAGTTGCACCGCCTGACGCTGCGGATCCACGCTGATGGAATCGACAATAATCCGCGCCTCAAACTTGCACGTCAGCGCGGTTTCACCCGTACCGGGATCCTGGGCCGGTTCCATCTCTGCCATTTCGAGTAGCACCACGGGCGTGGGGATGCTGGTGTCTGCCCGCAGATCCGGCCAGAACGACACACCCTGAATCCCCGGTAAATGCTCCAGCAGGTGCTGCTCGATGGCCTCATACAAACGGTCGAGGCTGAATGGTTGATCAGACACGGGTGGTCCCCTTTAGGTATTTCTGCAGTTCAAAGTTGAGCTCTTGCTCAAGGATCTCGAGCAAGCGTTCATCAGCGCGTTTGACCCAGCTGTCGAAGTGCGGTCGCACCTGGTCCAACGAGACCTTGGCTTTCGCCAGCGGGAAGCGATTGTCGCTTTCCGCGATGAAACCCGAGCTGCGCCGCCCCTGCGTACTGCCGGGATAGTCCGTGGCGTTGAAGTGCTTGCTCGACGTGCGGATCCAGATGTCGGGACTGCTGCCATACACCTGCTTGAAAAACGCGCCCTGATAACGTCGCCCCGCTACAGAAACCCCAGTGCGGGATTGCCGAGCACGACCGATACGGCTCGCCTCAATCGCGTTGACCCCGAACCACAACTTGCCGCGCATCGCGCCGCCGCTGACCGGGTAAGCCCGTAAGCGTTGCCTGACGGCGCCTATAGCGATGCGTTCCTGCTTACCTACGGCGCGGGCGATATGAGTGCGCAGCCAGCCCAACGTTTTATTGATCGCACGACGCTGAGCCACTGCCGCAGCCTTGGGAACCAATTGCCCAAATTCGCGGAACGCTTGGTTATGCACCGCTGACAGCTGGATGTTGATCATCCCGCTGTCGCGGTTTTGCTGTACGTAGCTGCCGACGCTCATGGGCGTTTCCTCAGGATGAGGGCCACCAGGCCGTCGCCACCGGGTTCCAGTTGCAACAGGTCGTAGTCACCGCCGCCGTCCAGAGACGGCAGGTCAATGGTGACCCGCAGACCTTTGCGCAGGCCGTCCGAATCACGCACGCGGATCTCGAAGCACGGTTCACGTAAGCCCGTGGGGGTCTTGCCGAACATCGGTTGCTTCCACGGCGCCGCGAACATGCCCAGCACCGGCTCTGCACGGCCTTCGATCTGGGCTGTGTCGCCCAGGGTTTCGAACACCACATCGTCGATGTCGTCGATCAGATCGCGGAAGGCCACGGTCAGAGTTCCAACAGGATCTGCGCCAGGGGCCGCGTGCACAGGTGCAATGGGTTGGACTGAGCTTCACCGACCACGCCCTTATTAAACGGTAGCGGCTCGATCTTGCTGTAGTACGGGATTCCCTGAGTGTTGACCGTTTCCATATAGTCGGCCGGTGCGAAAGACGAGATGTACAGGTCCGGCACGCCTTCGGGGATCAGCAGTGCCTTGTCGTCATGGACGAACGAAATGCCGGCCACCTTGCCGCGATAGCGCTCCCAGACAATCCCGCCGAACTCAAAGCTTTCACGGGCATCGCCGCGCAATGCAGCAGCTTGTTGAGTATTGAGGTAGGTTTCCTCCACGGACTTGTGGGTGATCAGTTCATTCCAGAACGTTTTCCCGCAGAGGGCACGGGAGCCAGTGCTGGTGATACTTCCAAGCGCATCCTCCTGCATATCAAGCGCTTCACCGCATTTGACCCGAACCTTCGTGTCAGGATTATTCAGTTCCATCCGTAGTTTTTTGCGGGTTACACCGAAGGTTTTGTAAATATCCAACAGCACCGTCTTGCCATCAGCATCCAACACCTGGCCGTTCAATGCGCCCATACGCTGGAATTCGTGCGTGGCATCCAACTGCCGACGGGCCTTCGCCAAGCGTTTGTTGACCACATCTTGAACGGACTGCAGCTCAGTGCGCGAGCCGAAGGCACGAATACCCTGGATCTCATCTGCTTTGATGGTGAAGCGTTCCGGCAGGTGCACGGTATTGAAAGGGATCATCAACCGCTTGGTGCCACCGACCACAAGACCAGAGGTGCCGCGCTCACCAGCTGGCACCAGGGCAAGGGTGTCACCATCCTTCTCGATCTGCACGGTGATCGTGCTGATGCCCTCTTCGCGGAACAGACCAAGGCTGCTGATGCGACCCGGCAGGTATTCCTGGTCATTAATTGCAGCGGTCAACGAGGAAACGCTGAACGCATCGTCTTCAAAAATGGCGATCTCGGCCATGGGGGTACTCTCCAGAAACGAACAATCCCGCACTCGGCGGGATAAATAAACGGGGGTGAGCGTCTTAACGGACGATCACGAAATGGGTTGCCAGGGCCTTTTCGGCGGCGAGGTCGAGGCCAGTCAAGTGCGCTTCGCTGACCTCGGCCAGCCGCACGATGGCACGACCGCGCCGGACAACATCCGACTCGCCCAGCGGCCCGTACAGGATCGCGATAGCATTTTCAGTGCCGTCCTCAGCGGTCGGCTGGTACGGCGCGAACTCGCTGGTGGCGGTGACCAAGCCGAGGATCTGGCCCGGCTCCAGCGCGGCACCGGCAGCAACGTTGATCGCTTCGCGGGAAATATTGCCAGCGCCCTCGGACAGCAGGAACTCACCTGCGTGCATCGATTCAGTTTTCATGCTCTTGCTCCTTTCGAGTTACCGTTTTGTGCCGCCTGACGGGTGGCCCAGATTGATTGGCTGTCGACCTGCTTGGCCTTGACCGTGAGTGCCGGGTCGTCATCCAGCGGTAAGGCGCTGTTGATTTCAAAGCCACCACCACTGCTTACCAGCTTGTCGAACAGACGCGCACGGACTGCCGCTTCGTCAAGGCCGGCAGCGATGAACTCGCCGGTCAGCTCTGGCAGGCGTGCCGCGACACAGAGGCCGTGCAAGGCTTTTGCGTTGGTCAGCGCCGCTTGGATGACCGCTTCGCTTTCGAGCTTGGTGGCAGCCAGCAGTGGCTCCACCAGGTTGCTGATGCCTGCTGCTGCACAGCCTTGCGTGACCATCAGCGCCAGTTTCGACGCGTCCAGCACTGGCGCCGGATCTGGTTCCGGCGGCTCAGCTTCCGGCTCTTCATCCAACTGGGCGAGCAATTCAGGCGGGGCATGCTGAAAACGCTGCAAGACGCTACCCTGGCCGAGACAGGCGCTGACCTTGAGTCCGTCGCCCACTTCGTCGGCCAGGCCCAGCGCCACCGCTTCGTTGGCCGTGAGCCAGGTCTCGGCATTGACCATGCGCCTCAGCTCGACTTCGTCGATGTCAGGCGCCTTGGATTTGTAAGCCGCGATGATCGCTTCCAGGCTCTGGTCCAGCGCATCGGCTACCTTGCGCAAGTCCTCGGCGTCACCCGCCGCATAGGTCCAGGGGTTGTGGATCATCAGCATGGCGTTTGCAGCGATCACCACCCGGTGAGCGCCACACACCGCGACACCGGCCGCGCTGGCCGCCAGCGCATCGATGCGGCCGGTGCAGCGCTCGCCCAACCGGGACAGCGCGTTGTGGATCGCCAGACCATCGAACAACTCGCCGCCGATGCTGTTGAACGCCGCAATCACCGGAGACACGCCGTCATCCATGGCGCGTAGATCCTGCACAAACTGATTAGCGGTGACGCCCCAGGCGCCGATCTCGCCGTACACGAAGATCTCGATATTGCGTTGTTCAGCTTCGCCGCTGGCCTGCAAGGTATACCAGCTCTTGTCGGCGACCTTTACCTGCTTGCCCGCCTTGTCATAAACGCGGGGCTTCGTTTTTCTGCTCATGGTTGTTCCTTGTCATCAAACGTCTCGATGGCTTCAAGCGTCGTGTAGTTGAGGCCGAGGTCTCTGGCCCTGGCGAGATCGGCGGCGTTTTCCGTATCTACCGTTTCCGCGTCGTAGCCGGTACGCAGCACCATCTCGCTGCGCGAGGCAAAGCCCGCTTTTACCTCCATCTGCCGGGCCTGTACGTCCTGCACCGGCTGGATGTAGGCCCAGCCTTGCGGCACCCAGCGTGTGCGCAGGTATTCGCGCCGACGTTGCGCGTAGTCCTCCAGCACCAGGGCACCGGACAACACCGCCATGTCCATCCAGGCGGCGCGCACCGGGCGACACAGCTGATGCACGTACACGCCGAATTGCAGTTGCTCCAGCCGCCGCCGGAACTCGTTGAGCACCACCCGCAGCGCCCGGTCGTTGACCTCGCGCATGTCGCCGGTGAGGATCTCGTAGGGCGTGCCCGAACCCGCCGCCGCAGCCATCAGTTGCTGCCGCATGAAGTCCGGGTAGTTGTTGCCGGCGTCCGGCGGTTTGGAGAATTCAACCTCTTCACCTGGCCCCAGCTCCTGCATGGTGCCGGGCTCCAGGGCGACCATCGGCGTGAAGCCGTCGCGGTCGGTGGTCAACGGTTGCCCCGTCACCGGATCACGTGGTTGTTGCCCCATTTCCGGCGCCGGCCGCTTGATGAAGCCCGCGAACAGGTTCGCCACTTCTTGGCGGAACAGTACCGCGTCGTCGTAGTTGTCCAGGCTGCGCAGACGTTTCAGCACCGGGGCCAGACGCGGCACACCCCGCAACTGGCCTGGCTCCATGGGTTCGAAGATATGCAGCACCTGCGCCGCCGGCACACGCACCAACTGGTTGTAGCCCGCGTTCAACGACGACGAGTCACGCGGATGGGACAGATACATCCAGTACGCCACACGCTTGCCGGCCGGATTGAACTCAATACCGGCGCGAATTACGTTGCCGTTTTTGGCCATCTCGAACTTGTCGTGCGGGACAAACTCAGGAGCCAGCGCCTGCAACTGCAGCGGCACCGCCAAACCCTCGCTCGGACTGCGCGGTCGCAAACGCACAAAGCACTCTCCTGCCGTCTCCACGGTGCGCGCCACCAGGGCCTGCATACCGTAGAAGTCGGTCAGCTCATCGGCGTCCGCTTCATCTACCCAGTCGTCCCAGAGCTGCTGCTGAAATTTGCGCAGATCCGCGTCGTCCGTCGTCGGCCTGGGCGTGATGCCCGTGCCGATCAGGTTACTGACGCGCTTATCGATGACGTTGAACGCATACGGATCATTGCGCACTGCCGCCCGTGAACGCGCGCGCAGGTTGCGCAGAGCCGGTGTGTTGATGCTGTTGATGCCGTTGTCGGTGGCTTCCCAACTGGCCGAACGTCGGCCCTCACCGGCGCCTTCGTAACTGGCCTTGATGTTCGACGGCAGCAAGAATCCATTACGGGTCAGCGTCGGATAATGTCGAGCCATTAGAGTCCCTTGCCTCCGTGGGTGAGCCGTATCACGCGAGAACGCGGCCCGGCGGCTTGGCTCAGTGACGTGCGGATTTCGTCGCGGGCCTTGAGCAGTTCGTCGATGGAGCGGTACTCCACCGTGCGGTCGCTGTAGCGCACGGTCTTTTCACCGCGTGCAATGGCGCGCTCGATGGCTTCGAGGTGCTTCGGGGTAAACGACATATCAGCGTCTCTTCAGGTAACCGCTGGTGGAGCTGCGGCGTTGTAGGGGTGCAGCGGGTCGCGGTTGGGCCACAGTTGCCGCAGGTGGCGGTGCAGGTAGCGACTGACGCGCCGCAACCGGTGCTGGTATTTCGTCAGCGTCGACGCGCTCGCCTTGTACGGGCTTGACGCCCAACACATCGTCGAACAAACCGGACTGAGCCAGCGCTTGGCGTACCCGCTCCCAGTCATGTTCCTGGTAGCGGTTGATACCGAGGTAATGCGCCATCGCCAGGCAGTACACCATCAAGTCGAGCGCTTCGTTGCGCTCCGCCTTGCCTTTGACCCACTCGATACGCTTGTAGCCTTTGACGTACCGGGCGACCTTCCGCTCGGCCACGCACTGGGCGAAGAACTCGTCCGGCAGGTCGTTGGCAAAGTGCAGCGAACCGGGGCCGTCCTCGAAGGCGTAGCGGTTGTAGATCCAGTCCTTCGCAGTGTCGGTACCGACAAACCACAGCTCGGCGCCGCCACGTTCGGTCTGCCCCTTCCATGTCACATCGACCATAGACGGTCGTTGAGCAATCACCGGCTTGCCGGGCTTGCTCGCGCCCTTAATGGCGAAGATGTTGCGCCAGCGCCGCACACGGCAGAACTGGTACACCTCGTCGGTGTGGTGACCGCCGGAGTCGACGCCCGTCGCCAGGATCGCCAACGCGACACCGCACGGATGTCGATATCGAACTTTGAGTTTTTCGTCCAACACCGCCCAGGTGCGTTCATCGGCAGGGTCGCCCCAGATCACCTGGTGGTCGACCACCCAACGTTCCATGCCGACACCGAAGCCCATCACCATCAGTTCCAGGCGGTTGGCCTGAACGTCGACGGCGCCGGTCAGCATCAGCACGCCCACTGGCATGCTGCCGAGGGTGTAGGTCTCCAGCCGTGCCCTTGCGACCAGCACTTCGGCCTTGGTCTGCTCTTGCGCGCTGTCCCAGACCTTAGCGAGTCGGGTGTTGTAGAACACCTGCATCAGGCCCATGTCGCCCTTGGCCTGAGCCTTCTTGGCGTCTTCGAACTCCTCGGCAAGCGAGGCCCAGTCCTTCCAACCAATCGGCGAGTACAGCGCGTTGAGGTGAAAGCCCACCGTCTTGCCATCGCCATTGCCATGAGCACGCCACTCCCCACGGGCGAGCATATCGGTCTTGTGATGCTCCTCGATCAGCACATCACATTCAGGCGCGGCGCACTGGTAGTGAACCGTTTTGTAGTCCTTGCTGTAGAGCAGCCCCTCCCATTCCAGCACCTGCATGTGCCCGCATGTTGGGCATGGCACGTAGTAGTAACGCTGGTCGCTGGACTCGAACAGGTCCGAGATCCGCGAGGCGCCCTTGATCGTCGGCGAGCTGGAGAAGTAGATCTTCGCGTTGCGGCCGAAGTTGGTCGCCCGCGTTTCCGCCAGAACGATGGGGTCACCTTCTTGGCCGACATCGTTTTCCCAACGGTCAACCTCATCGCCGTAGATGTAGCGTGCCGACAGCTCGGAAAGGTTGGCCGCAGAGCCTGCCGTGGTGACGTACAGGGCACCGCCCTCGAACTCTTTGGTGTCCATGGTGTTGCGGGCGTCCCGTGAGCGGCTGGCCGCTACCCGCTTTGTCAGCTCAGGGGTTGCCTTGATCGTCTTGCTGATCCGCCCGGATACCCGCTTGGACAGGCTAAGGCTGGGCAACAGCGCGAGGATGTTGGACGGTGCCATGTGGATCAGGCCGCCCATCCAGTTTAAGGCGATCTGCGTTTTCATCAGCTGCGAAGCCACCATGGTGACCACTCGCCGGCACGGGTGAGCCGGTGACAGGCAGCGCATGGGTTCGCGAGCGTACGGCGTACGGTCTGTGCGGTACTGGCCGGGCTCAGGTGCGCCGGTGTCCCGTGGGATACGCATGTATTCGTCGGCCCACTCGTCGATCCAAAGGTCTGGGTCGGGACGTAGCCCACGGAAATACGCCTCACGATACGCACGGTCACCGTCAGGAAATTCCGTGGTCATAGGTCAGCTCGTTGTCATCGCTCGTTCAAGGTCAGAGGAAGACATGCGCTCAGCCTCTTCCAGTGATTTACGGAGTGTCGCCGTCAGGTGTTTTTCGATGTCCCAAGGATCGGTCATGACTGCCAGCTTGTGGGACAGCTGGGGCAGCAGGCCGAACAACTGGTCACGCAGATGGCGCCCCGCGTTGTAGGCCCCAAGCTCAACAGCATCCCTGGCAACAAGGGAGCCCTGCGCCTTGTGCAACTCGATTTCGGCTAGCTGCGCCAGGTTGTGTTCGCGCATGGCGCGAGCCTTCTGGAAGTCGTGGCCCTTGACGGTAATGGGCTGCTGCGGCGCAGCCGTGTTAGTCGGCTCGACCAGAGGGGACAGTTGACTGTAAACGTCACGCTGGATCCGGTCTTGTTGGTGTCGAGCGGCGACAGCGGCCTTGCTGGGGTCGGCGGTTTCGAGGATCAGCGCTTCGGTTGCCAGCACATCGACCATCTTTCCATCCGGCGACAGCACCAGGCGGTTGTTGCCTTTGAGCCAGGTGATGTAACTCGGCGTCCTGCCGATGCGAACCGCGAAAGCGCTTTTAGACAGGAACAGTGGATCCGTCATAAGCCCTCCTTTTCAACGGCTTTTCAATGGAAACCTTTCAATTTCAATGGATTGAATTTCAGTAAGCTGGCAGCCCATTCGCTAACGCTTTCCCGCGGGTTTCATGCCCCGTACCCGTGGATATTCCCCAGGGTCCCCGGCAGGTTTTGAACATCCGGGGATTATTACGAGCGATCCGATGGCGGCACGTCACAAACACCCAGCCGCTTGGCAACCCAACGCTCATAAAGCCCGATGGCCACATCCGCCCCGGCCATGGCCGTGAGGCAGCCCAGTGCCGAAGACGCCCAGAGTGAAACGCCGTTGACGTGAAGCAGCATCATCGTCGACAACCCGCACACGACACAGGCACCGGAGCGCAACACCAAGCGCCGCACCAGTGACCAGCCTCGCGCCCCGTCCTTATCGGCCCGCCACATCTCGCCGGACACGCCACCGATCATGGACAGGACGATCAGTAACCAGATCGGCATATCAGCTAACGCTTGTTGCTCTGTTGTCATGTTTAGCCTCAATCAATAGAACAACGCGGGTGCTGAAAAAAGAAAACCCCGCCGGGGTGGGCAGGGTTTTCAGTGCGCTGGTGTATGCCAGGGCGAGATGCACAGCACGTGCTCGGGTAGCGCTTAGGCGCAGAATTCATATCGTGGGGACGTTTTACCCCTGTTCGGTAAAACCGAAAAGAGGTGTTTTTCGGTCATTCTGCCCTACTCACTTTGACGCAACTTTGACGCAGGTTTGAGGTAAGTCACCCCGACGAGCGGTCAACGCTTAACCGGCTTGGCCCAGCACCGTTGCGCGGGTCAGGTTGGTTGCTTGGCTGCCGCTGCGCCGGGTGTAGCCCCGTGTGGTGCCACTTCGAACGGTGAGGATCAACATCACTTGTTGATGCAACCGCTTCACCCAGTTGCGATACGTTTGGTCTGCCCCCTCGGTAATGTCGAGCAGTCGCATCTGTTCACGTCGCGGCATGGCGGGTTGATGCAAATAACGCAGTCTGGCCAGCTTGGCCAATTGCTTGCCTTTGGTTGACTGACGGTCCAGTTCGGCAACGGCTGCTGCCACTTCGCATGCGATGTGATCCATACCCGCGCCCGCTCCTACCAACAGATCCCGTGAACCTGCCGTGCCCCGAGGGGCGCAGCCGCCGTATTGCATGATCGTAGCCATCGGGCTGCCCAAACCACCGGCCTCGCCGACGTGGCAGTGCTGTTCACCCCAATGCTGCATCAGTTCTTCGATTTGCTGAATCATCCCCATCTCCCCCCTGAAAAACCAACCTGACACAGAAAAGAACCAACCCGACACACACCTAACACACTAAAAACCCTTTAAAAACATAGCCTTAATGCTCTATGTGTTGGGTGTGTCAGGTGTGTTGGGTTTCTTCTCACGTACACGAAATAATTAACGAACATCAACCTTTGGCTGATTGCACATGCACACACGCCCGCATGTGCGAGAAACCCGCCACACCTGACACACTGATCCCGAAAGCCTTTAAAGACGTGGCCTGTAGCTGTGTCAGGTTGGTGGTTCTAACCCGCCACACCGTCAACACACCCCACACACAATGAGCCGTCATGCTGCGCTGTCCTGTCGTTGCCCGAACTTCACGTGTTCCCAACTGCCCACACTCCAGCCGCCTGCCTTGGCTGCTTCGCGCCATGTCACAACCGCAGCGCCCAGCCCGGCTGCTGTCAGGGATGGGGGCGGGGAAGGTGCAGCGTCGATACCCGACCAAGGAAAGAAAAACGTGCCGAAAGAGCGCCGCGAACCATCCATCCAGGGCTTGCCCTGAATCTTGTCCACTTCTGTGGAGATGAACCCGCTGAACTTGGTATGACTCAAGGTGTGTTCCTTGTTGCGGTGGCACCATTCCAAAAACAACGCGTACAGATCACTGCTGACGCACACGCTGAACGGTGCACCCAGCAGGCCGTTGCGCCACTCACGCAGAAAGGTTTGCCAGCTCGCCATGCTCAAATCCACCAAACGCTGACGGGCTTCCGTGTTGGGTGGCCGGGTGCGTTGATCGAAGTCGCCCAGGTCATAGCTGAGTAGATAGTCATAAAGCGCCGGGATGCCCTCGTGGGCTAACTCGTACTTCACCCGCTCCTGCTCATCCGGCCCTAGCGTTTCTTTGGGCCAGACCACCAACATGCGCCGGTCATTCTCACCAATTGGCCACGGCATGATCTCATTGGAAAGAAACACCGCGTTCATATGGTTGGCTTCTTCCCAACCGTTCACAAACTTGGACTCCATGCGCACTGTTTTGCCGGTAACCATGTGCTTGATCTTGCCAACCTGGTTGTAACGCTGATCACGGCTGACCACTTCCTCAAACACGCCGTATAGCTTGTTTGACTGCCACACCGTCCAGCTTGACTCCAACTGCGACTGCCCAACCGTGGCTGCGTATTCGCCATAAACTGCGCCCATGATGTCGCTGAGCAACAAACTTTTACCGCTGCCTTCCATCGTAGAGTGCAGCAACACAGCGGTGTCCATCTTGGCGCCGATGTTTTGCAACGGGTAAGCCAACCACTTGATCAGCCAGTCCGTGGCAGCTTCGTCGTGGTTGCACAAGAAGCTGAACAGCGAGCGCAGGGTGCGGCATTTGTTCGGCTCATTGATCGGAACCAATGGCAGCCCTTCAAAGGTATTGATGTACACCTCGGGGTCTTTCGTCATGCGGGGGTCAAACACGATGTGTTCCATGTCCACGGTGCGACGATCCGGGCTATTCAGCCACATGGCGTACGCATCACCCAAGGCCATGCGCATGGCGCCCTCGGGGACTCGACGGCGACACTTGATGTCCCATGAATCTTTGGTGCCATCTATATAGACGTAACGTTCGGTGGGGCTCATGCCCTCCCCCGACACCTGCTTAAACTTGGCCTCAGCCTTGGCTTTGCTGGCTTGGCGCTCCGCCATGTCGTCAGCAATAACTTTTTTTTGAGCGGACTCAAACCAGTCCTTGGCCAGCGCTTTGGTGACCAGCAACTCAAACGCGGGCTTTTTGATAATCACGCGCTTGAACATGTCGAAAACTGCGGTCTTACCTTCGATCAGGGCGAAGCGCTGGAAGATACGGTCTGCCGTCCACTCACTCCCCCCGCCCCCCTCAGGTGCAGGAGCCGCTGCGCTTGCAGGCATAGAATCGCACGGCCCGCTGGCATCCTCAGAAGGGGTCGGGGGAAGATCCGCAGGCGATGGTCGAGACGATTGCTGCATGCCCAACATCCGCGCGGCATCTTTGACCGCCTTGGATTGGTCTCCGCCGTGCTCAAGCAGGCAAAACACCTCAAATGCATCGTTCTGATGACCATTGGCCAGCGGATCAGCGCCGTGGTGCGAGTACAGCTTGTCATCGGTAATGGTGATGCCCGGCAAGCCGGTGCTGCTCTGCGGGTAGAGCCATTTGCTGCCGCGCTTGATGTAGCCGTGCGTGCGCAACAGTTCTTCAACATCATGACAGCGGTTGAATTCATCAATCACCGAGGGTCGGTTGCCGGGCGCCTGCACAGGTGCCCTGGTCGGCTTGGCTTTGGGCTTTTCAGTCTTTGGTACCCAAGGGCAAGCTGACTCGGCGTCACGTTTGAAAATGTCCCAGTTCTGCCAAATGTTCAGCAGGTCACTGGTCAGTACAGGCAACCCCTCGGCGGAAGGAGGCGTGCGCCAGGTATATGGTTTGCCGGTACCGGGATGAATAGAGGGCGGCAACACGTCTTGTACTAAACCCGCACGCAACTCGAAAACAGTAAAGCGCTTGAAGTGCTCAGCCTCGTCGCGCGCGGCGGCTTCGCCCACCAGATCGCCCGCGTCTTTTGCTGCTTTGGCTTTTGCGATCAGACCTTTAAAAATCGACCCATCAGGGTCGTTTTCATTGGGCCATGCCAGCGAGTGACGGGTGAGGTCTATTCCATCGGGCAACTGAAACAGGATACGAAAACGCGCCGGGTTACCCACTACGGTCGGGTAAACCAATGCCATTGCGTCCAGGTCCAGGCCGAGAAGCTCGTACAAGACGTGACGTGTCCACTGCACATCGTCCACATCCAATGAGCACACGCGGCTAGGGCCAAGCACTACGCCAAGGTTGTGCGTTGGGTTTGCTGCCCAAAACGCCTCAGCCGCGCTCGCATCAGTGATGTAGCCGCCGGGTTTATTCCAGCCCAACCCCTTTGGAGCTTTTTCACCGGGTTCGATGGCCACCAGTGCCAAGTTGAAAGTATCAATGTAGCGTTGTGCCCATGTCGCCATCGGCACAGCTTGAGAGCGGTCAGTCATCTGCGGCGCTCCCGCAACTCTTCGCAGGAGATGCAGGTTTCACATCCTTGGACTGCCTGCTGCCTAAGCAGCGGAATGGCGTCATCGCAATCCACGCAAAATTCGACACTGGCCGTGGCATTGGCTTCGCGTAGACGTTTCTCAAGCGCGCGTCGCGCTAGAGCACGCTGCAAAAACTCATCCGCATAGTCGTTAGCCAGATCGACGTCATCAGCCATTGTCGCGATCCTCCATTGCCTGACGTGCGCCCGTCATGATGCCCAGCACCTCACGGATAACGTCCATGCCGCGTTTTTCGAGCAGGGCGACTTCGTGAGCTTCCCAAACGGCATCGGCCACACCGTCGTGCATGCAAGATACAAACTCGCCAGATTCATGAAGCAATTTGCCTACCGCTTTCAACGCTTCTTTTGTAGCAGGCACTGGCGTTGGCTTGTACCAAACGGCCCCGGCTGGACGCACTAAGGCATCAAGCAAACGCGGATCAGCCGTGAGGCGAATCACCTCCTCCAGCTCATCCGGCGTCAGCCAGCGGCGCTCTTCATCAAGTTTGAGTTTCTTTTGCAGCGCGTCATTGTCGATCACCATCGCAAACGCTAAAGCGGTGACACCACCCTTATAGGAACGCCCTGCGCGATACAGCGCGTGACGCAATGAAAGCACCGGACCAGCGTCCGGTAATAGATCGATGCGACTCATAACCGTAAAAACCCCTTTTACGGTGTAGCCATAAAGCAGGGCACGCCCTATCCTACGACCACGACCGATGTGCATGTGCTGTGTATCGTCGTCGCTGGACCGGAGGATCTTTGGTGAGAGGCTCCGGTTCAGCACCCTTTTAGCGATGTTGTTTTACTGCTGCATCGCTCTGTCGACCCGGTGTTTCTTTGGTGAGAGGCTTTGGGTCGATGCTTTCTTATGCTGCTTGGTCTGGCTCAAGATCCTTAGGGATACAGAACACGTCAGGTCGAAGGCGAAACCGCGAAACTCCTGTAATAAACTCGGCCCGCACAACCAGCTCTGCAGGCAAAAAGCCTCGCTTCAACCAATACGAAACAATTTGCTGAGATACAGGCCGCCCAGAAGCCGACATGGCTGATGCGAATGCGACCTGGCCTTTGGCGGAATCCACGGCGGCCACTAGTGCCTCGCGCATCTCTGTTTTTGGGCTCATGAAGACCTCAAAGCGAAAAGTACAACCGTAAAATACACGCTAATTTGTATTCAGGCAACAAATTAGCGTGTTGGAACCAATACAAAAGGGTTTGTATCCTTCCCGCATGACCAAAACAACGCGCTCACCCTCACCTGTAGCAGCACTGTTCAAGACCCGCAGGAAGGCCCTGAAACTAAGCCAGGTAGCCCTCGCTGATCGAGTCCGCGAACTACTAGGCCCTGATGAAACATTCAGCCAGCAGACTTATGCTGCTTTTGAAGCAGGCAACACCCAGAACACCCGATTTGCATTACAGATAGCTCAGGTGCTTGGGCTATCCATGGATGAAGTATCTGGCATCAGTCCTACTGCAAAGACAGCGCCCAAATCTGTCACTGCCGATGCGGTAATGCTTGGACCTATCGAAGTGTGGGATGACGAAACCCCGCTAGACGACGATGAGGTAGAGATTCCTTTGTTAAAGGAAATAGAACTGTCTGCGGGCTCGGGCTGCTCTGCAGTTGAGCACTATTCAAAGTCAAAGCTGCGCTTTGGAAAGATGACCCTAAGACGACAAGGCATAGATCCCGCAAATGCCATTTGCGTGACTGTATCAGGACACAGCATGGAGCCGGTCCTACCCAGCGGCAGTACAGTAGGGGTGGATCAAGGGAAGCAAGACATCAAAGATGGCGATATCTATGCCTTGAGGCATAACGATCATCTGCGTGTAAAAATTCTTTATCGCCTGCCAACAGGTGGCATCAGGATGCGAAGCTTTAATCGCGATGAATACCCCGACGAAGAGTACTCCCCAGAAAAAATCCGCAACGAAGACATATGCGTTCTAGGACGAGTATTCTGGTATTCGGTCCTGAGGTAACAAATCAGACAATCAAAAAAAGCCCGTTTATTCGGGTTTTTTATTGTAAATAAAAAATAATACAAATTATCGTGTTGACCAAATTACAAATTGGATTGTAGTCTTTGTCTCGAAACCTCTCACCAAGAGTACGAGTCATGCAGACTACACAGCACAGCAGCACCCGCTGCCGGATCTATGTCCATCCGGCAGCCTGCACCAGTCGCGCTTCAGTTGAAGATATCCAGCGCAGCACAGGCCTACTGGTCATCATCAATAATCCGCAACGAATCGCTTTAACCACTAAACATGCTGAAACCCTCGCTCCACTCGGAGGTGACGCAGCATGAAACAGATACTGATTGGACTGGCAGGGCTTGCCCGCTCGGGCAAAACGACCGCAGCGATGCACTTGGCCAGCACCCATAACTTTCAAACCTACGCCTTTGCAGACCCACTGCGCGAAGGCCTGATGATCCTCTTCAATCTGACCGCGCGTGATTTTGACGACGAACACAAAGAGCAGCCTGTCGACTGGGTCGGCCACTCGGCGCGCGAGTTGATGCAATCGCTGGGCACTGAATGGGGCCGCAATCAGATCCACCCTGATGTGTGGGTGTGGCTGGCCGAGCAAAACCTTGAGCTTCTCGGCCAGATCAACGACACCACCAGCGGCTTTGTGATCAGCGATCTGCGCTTCGAAAATGAGGCCGCTTTCGTTCGGGAAAAAGGCGGCCTGGTCATTCACCTGCTGCGTGCAGACGCACCCCATGTGAACCCGCATATCAGCGAGTCCGGCATCTCCATCCATGACAACGACCTCGTTCTGCATAACGACGCGTCGATTGAGGACATGACCGGTCAACTGGACGAAATCTTCACAGCCCTGTGCGCTCGCGCAGCGGCTTAAGGAGCGCCCACATGAACCGAACCCTGGACGCCACGGCCGCCCTGCTCGGCTTGAAACCACGCGCCTTTCGCACACGATTGCGTGAGCTCGGCATTTTGAACCAGAGCGGCGAGCTGGCCAGCAAGCACCGCGACCAGGGTTACCTGTTCGTAGACACCCGTAGTCGCTGGAACACGAACATCAACACCTTCAGCCATTACGCGGTTGTGATGGTGAAAGAACCCGGTGTGCCGTGGCTGAGCAAGAAACTGGGCATCACCCCATCCCCTACCCATAAGGACGCCGCCGCATGAAACAGAACGCAATCACCCAAGCGATAGGCGCCCTGAAGCTGGTCCCGATCTTTGTCAATAACCCCGCGATTATCAGCCGCGCAACGCTTATTGGCGCGTCAGCTGAAGCCGTCGCCTTGCTTGAAGCCCTTCCCGCGGTTACGGCGGAGTTGGCTGAGGTATTCCGGTGCGTAGACGCCGTTATTAATGATGGACAAATCGCCTACGTCACACCGACCCGCTGCCCTGAATACCCCTATGGCGCAGTGATCGCAGACAGCAAGGGCCAGATTTGCGCGGCGGCAATGGGTAAAAACAAAGAAGGCCTGGCCGAGTTGATCCGCCTCAAGCTGGTGCCCCAACAGAAGGGGTGCGGGGAGGATGCGGCGTGAGCGACACACTCGACCAGTTACGAAGGGAGTTCGCCACACCCTGCCCAAGCCTCACAGCAGTCCGCGAACGTTACTTCACGCACATCAGAACTGATCGTTACCTGCTCAGCGAAATAAAAGCCGGGCGCATTGCACTCAAGGTCACCCGCCTGCACCGCTCAAGTCGAGCCAAGCCGGTGGTGTACCTGCACATGTTGGCGGCTTACCTCGACGCGCAAGCGCCCAACCAAGCCGCCTGAGTATTCCCCTGAAATTCAGGGCCACTGCAACCAACGTAAAGAGGCACAGCACATGAGCAAAACACGTCCATTCATCGACACCCTGCGCGATATCGAAGCGGGCGGGCTATTGGATGAACTCAGCGAAACGCAGCACAGCCTGATCGACGCCATCCGCCTGACCGGCAAAGGCGGCGAGCTGACAATCAAGCTCGCCTACAAACCCGATGGCAACGGCCAGATGACCATCAAGGCAGACGTCAAAGCCAAAGAGCCGGCCTTGTCACGCGGCACATCTCTGTTCTTCCTGACTCCTGAGGGCAACCTCACTCGCCGCGACCCTCGCCAACAAGACCTGGCACTTAGAACTGTGGGTGAAGAAAAACCCGAAGTTCTGCGACAAGTCAGTCAATAAAAAACTCTCGCCTCTCACCATTTGCACTACCCACTGGAGCACATCCAATGCAACAAGCCCTGCAACAGCTGTTCAGCTACGCTCAATCCCTCGGCAAGCCCGTCGATCACCCAGGGTTGGCCGCGCCAATCGCCCTACTCCCGCAAGATGTCTCGCTCAAAAGCCTTGAGCACCTGCTGCCTGCACCGACCCGTGCCAAACAAAAGCTCACCGTGCTGGATGCTGAGTCGTTCATCGACTACGTGAATCGCTTCGCCACTTCGGCAACAGCCGTATTCTGCAACGGCCCAGAAGGACGCACTTTCTCAGCAGTCATTGACTACCACCAGCCCGAGAGCCCTGCTTGGCTGGAACACGTCGCAACCTATCGCTGCCCGACCACTGTTGAATGGGGCCGCTGGAAGGAGTACGACCGCAAGCGCATGGATCAAGCGACCTTCGCTGAATTCATCGAAGAAAACGTGTGGGACATCACCCAGCCTGCCAACGAACAGAATGCACCAGGTGCAGCGGATATGCTGGAAATCAGCCGCACCCTTGAAGCCAAGAAAAACATCACCTTCCGCCAAGGCACACGCCTCGACAATGGCCAAGTGCAACTCACGTACAACGAAGAAATCGACGGCCGTGCTGGCGAAGCTGGTCAGTTGCGCATTCCGGAGCAGTTCTTCATTGCAGTGAAACCCTTCCTTGGCGGCGATGCGTTCTGCGTGCCTGCGCGGTTCCGTTATCGCATCCAGGACGGCCGCTTGATGATGTGGTTCGAACTGGTGCGCCCGGACAAGGTACTTGAAGAAGCCTACAACGCGGTGCGCGACAAAATCCAAGCCGCCATCAGCGAAGTACCGCTTTACGAAGCCACTTTGTAAATAACCCCACGCAACATCCCGCCGCCGGCCTCTCACCAACAATCACGGCGGCGGGTTTTAACGAGGTAAACAGCACATGCACTTACAACATATAAGCATTGTTTTAATCGGTATGGGTGCTGGCTTTTTGGGCCTAACTTACTTCCTTTCCAAAGCATACAAAACGGTGTTCAGCCGCAACCTTGGTATTAGCAAGCAGCTAAAGAAAATGGGGGGCGTGGTATGAGCGCGGTACACAAGATGGAATTTTTCATCACTCCAGGTGCTTGGTTCCGCCAAGAGCTGTTGCCGCCCACATTTGGCATCAGCACCGAAGCCGCTCGCAAATACCGCTCCAGCGGAAAATGGCTGGAAGGCAGACATTGGCGCTGGGACCCGGCCAATGTAATCGTCTACAACCGCTCAGAGATTGAGAAGTGGATGGCGGGCCAGCTATGACAGACAAGATGCCAACCGGCGTCGAGCTGAACGGTAAGCAACTGCGCATATCGTTCATGCTCCATGGCCAGCGATGCAGAGAACCACTGGCCGGGATCGTTAAGGTGAACAAGTCTGCTATCGCCTATGCGGACAACAAACGCCGGACGATCTTGGCTGAAATTAAAGAGGGTCGTTTCGATTACGCGACCCACTTTCCTGACTCTCCACGCGCAGCAATGTTCTCAGGGGCTGGCGGCCACTCTACCAAACGAACGGTTTCAGAAGGGATTCAGCGTTGGATGGAAGTCCAACGCGCCCTAAGAGCCTCAAGCACAGCGACCAACTATGCAAGCAAGGCACTCCACGTCGAGAAAAAGTTCGGCAAATCGAAGATCGTCGATATCAGCAAAAGCGATATTGAACTGTTCCAGGCTCAACTACTGAAACAGGGGCTCGCACCGAAAACCGTGAATGACATTTTCACGGTTATCCGGGGTGTCTGGGCCAATGCTTTCGGGGACGGAATTCTGAAAGCGAATCCACTGGATCGAATCAGCAACGTGGGAACTGATGCCGACCTCGAGCACGCCGACCCATTCAGCCGGGAAGAGATCGAGCGAATAGGCAAAGCAGATCCAACACGCATGCCTGATGCTCGCATGATCATGTTCAACTGCTGGGCCGGGCTGTCACTGTCTGAAGTGATTGCACTCGCAGTGGAAGACGTGGATCTTGAAGCCGGTACCGTGCACGTACGCAGGGCGTCAGTGGTGGGAGAATTCAAAGTCCCGAAGGAACGCTCCAGGCTGCGCACCGTCGAGCTTATTGATCCTGCCCTGAAGTTGATGCGCGAGATTCTTGCCGATGCCTCGCAGGCTCCATGCGTTGAGATCAAGGTGATTCAACGCGACAACATCACCAGTAAAAAACAAAAAGTCCGGTTTCTGTTTCGGAGCAGCACAAGCGGGCTTCTTTGGAACGGCAAGACACTGAGCAACTGGTTTACCGCGCATTTGAAAAAGGCAGAGGTTCGGCACCGCGGGGCCAACCAGTGTCGCCACACTTTCGCCAGCCAAGCGTTGTCAAGTTACGTGCCCGTGGAATGGGTAGCCAGGCAACTAGGTCACAGCGACACCACCATGGTGAAAAAACACTACGGTCGCTGGATACCGACGGACACAAAAAGCATGGCCGCAGTAGTGTCTGAAATGATGGGGTTCCCTAAGCAGGTTTAGCTTTGGGGGCAGAACTTTTCGGAGGAGGATTTCGGATCTCACTGAGGAGCCTTGCCCCCACCTTCAAAGACTCTTCGAAGCCTAAAGGGTCAGCTTCAAAAACGCTTACACCACCAACCACCTCTTCTGGACGGAAGCGGAACGCATGCCCGATCAAAGTCTTTTGCTTGGCTGCCGCGTCCTTACTCAGGTTACCTTCCAACGCGGCAAAAATTCCTTTCTGCCATAACCCATCGTCATCTCTAGCCTGCCAACTATCGATATCGAGAATTTCGAAACCTAAGCTGTCAAAGAATCCGAGGATGAAGGTGGCACAGGTTAACCCCGCCCCAGGGGAGTCCAAAAACTTGAGATCGCCACCAAAAACAGATGCACCGGTGTATTCCATGCCATAAGGGATACCAGCAGAGTTTTTTTCGTATATACGGGAGGCTTGCTCTGCGAACAGCTGCAGCTCCTCTTCGTCGAAATTACTAGCGGGCACGCATCGGTACGCCGTCCTTAATGGCTCACAACGCAGATCGTAATGCCAGGCGAGATGAAGAAGGCTCGGATGAGCCTTCTCACGATCCTTGAATACAATTGCGGCATGGCGCTGTTCCGGACTTACTTGGTAAATCGCAGTACCAAAAATCCCTATTTCGCCCAACAACTTGCTTTCTGCCAATTACACTACCCTTGCACGAGACAATCCACGTAGCGCACGATCAGCATCCTGCCCTGTCTCATTCAGGTGAATGAGGGTTTTGTTATACAGCGTTGTCCAGTTTGCAAGTTTGTCACGGTATTTGAAAGAAGTACGTAGAAATGCCACGGCCGTGATTTTTCGCAACGAAGATGGCTCGACGAGACCCAACAACTGATTCAAGCTCCATGTGTCGTTCGCACGGACGTAATCATCGACCGTGTCAACTACTGACCTCAACGCCACGCGGCTGTGGTCGGCACTCTCATCGGCCACCGAGTCTAAAGCAGAGATCACCTCTAGTTCAGACTTGACAACAACGGCCAAGCTTTGGGTCAGTGGCTCAATCCCGGCACTAACGAAGTTTGGATGCCACTCCTGTGGATCATCCAACAAGCGCACACGTCCACGAGGCGCAGCTTCGTTACCAAAAATAAATTCGATTTTTACAGCGCCACCAGAAGTTGCCGAGGTGACAGGCTTCGATATTGGCCCTGGTGCCGACCAGGTGGCAGTCGAGTTAGGGCTCAGAAAAAACACCGAATTGTCAAAGTCGCCAATTCGCCGCTCCACTGGCGCCATGATCACGGCTGATTCTACATAGTAAGGAACGCTATCCAATTTCACCCCCTGCGACTATCTCACGAGCTTCGATAAAGAAAGCTGCAACAAGCGGTCCATACGCAGATGAACTCGGCAGTTTCGACTCAGGATGGCTATTGAAATCCAACTCAAGCTGAAGGACTGGCTTGCTTACTGGGTTCATCGTCATATTGTTCTGATACTGAACTGTTTGAAACGCCAACTGGGACCACTTTGTCAGACGGTTCATTACCAGTCCGCTAATTTTCGGGTACTTTTTTGGCCGGTTAAACTGAAAAATCAGATCGCTTATAGAAGAGTCGATCTGAACCTGTGGTACCAGCTGCCTGAACAGCGCATTGCTGGTCTCCAAGTTCCCAGGATACATGTTCAAGGTCGCGCCAAACGCGAGCCGTGCGGCCGTAGGCATTTTGAGGCTGCTCAAGCGACGCTCAAATGACTGTGCAATCTCTTCAAAGGCCCCTAAAGAGGGCGGCGTGAAGGGGTCGACAGGCATCGCAGAAAGGGTGATATCTATTCGACCAGGCTGCGAGGTGACAACAAGCCTGCCCTCTCCAAACGGCCCTTCCTCGATGATCAACTGCTGGGCCGGCCGATTCGTCAT